AGTTTCTAGGTTTGAAGAAAAAGAAGACGATACAGCAGATACAGCCCTTTGGAAAGTAACTTGCGAATGTGGCGGGGAAGCCATATACAAGCATAAAGAGCTGACGTCCAAAAAGAAAAGAACTTGTGGTTGTGGTCTCAGAACTCTAAGGTTTCAACAGGGAAACAAGTACGGACTTCTTACAATTGTCTCAGAAGGTCCGAAGAACATGGACTCCATTCAGAGGCAAGTCTGGTGTAAATGTGATTGTGGGAATCCAGAACTTAGTCTAGTAAGGACTAATAATCTAGGATCTGGGAACACAACAAGTTGCGGGTGTGTCGGAGAAGAGTCGAGAAAGACTCACGGAATGTCTAATACTCGCACTTACCAAATACACGAAGGTATGCTAAGGCGCTGTAAACCTGAACTTGCTGAAGATTTCCCATACCATGCAGGAAAAGGCATTAAAGTTTGCCCTGAATGGAATCCCCGTCTAGGAGGATCCTTTGAGAAATTCTTTGAGGATATGGGTGAAGCTCCAGAAGGTATGAGTCTTGACCGCATTGATGTGAACGGTGACTATTGCAAAGAAAATTGTCGTTGGGCTTCCAATAGTGTACAAGGTTACAATAAAGGATTAGATCCGAACAATAGCTCTGGTAAGTCAGGTGTTAGTTTCTATACTAAACAAGGTAAATGGTCTGCTGAAATTCACGTAGAAAATGAACACATCCGACTAGGAATGTTTGTCAATTTTGAAGATGCTGTAAAAGCTCGTGAAGCAGCAGAGCTTAAATATTATGGATGGAATAAACAATGAGTGATGAGGGAGTAATTGTTGGCCCCCAAAGTACTTTTCAAGAAAATTACCTCAACTCCTCTGCGAGGATTTTGGTAGCGGGTGGTGAATTGCGCCTCCCTTAAAACTCTCTTAAACGGGGAAGCCCTAACAGCTAAAGCTGAGGGTAATCCCGTGCCAATGTTTAAAGACAGTGCGTAGAGGCCATCGAAAACACACGTAAGTGGAAGTGAGTAGAGTAGGAATAAAGCTATTCCGAAACAGAGAGAATTCTTTAGAATTAAGAGTTGGTCCGACACTCAGGGAAACTTGAGAGAAGTTTAGCGAACTTCATAACAGTATTGGCAGCAGGTTCTTCTAAATCCCACGTAGGATTAATGAGGCACTTACGATGGAAAGATGATCCTCTTTACAGAGGATTCTGTATTCGTAAGAACTCCACAGCGATTATGAAAAGCGGTGGTCTATTTGACGCCGCTGTTCATCTCTACTCTCAAGTAGATGATATCAAGATTAAACTTAAAGATCAGCGCATTATTTTCGACCGAGGGGCATCGGTATCTTTCTCTCATTACGAAAACGATAGTGCTGGACAGCTATACCATGGTTTAGAATTGTCAAATGTGTTTTATGATGAGTGCACGCATGCCGATGAGAAACACATTTGGTGGCTTATCTCTCGTTTGCGTACAAAAGCTAATCTAGACCCTTCAATCTGGTTAAGCTGTAACCCTGACCCAGATTCATTTTTGTACAACTGGGTAAAATGGTGGCTATATGATGATGACCACCCTAATGCTGGACTCCCTGACCCCGAAAAGAATGGCAAAGTTCGATGGATTCTTCGTCGAGAAGGTATTATTTTTTGGGGAGACTCTAGAGAAGAGATGATTGTTAAATACGGCAATCCGAATCTTCCGATAGATCATCCTAAACAAGTAAGACCTTTGAGTTTTCAAGTATTACTTGGTACTATTTACGACAACCCCTGGCTTATTGAAAATCAGCCAGAATATCTAGGCTCACTTGAAGCACTGCCTGATGTTGAAAGGCGTAGACTTCTACTTGGCGATTGGAATGCCCGCGAATTATCGTCAACGCACTTTATCAGAAGCTGGGTAACTGAAGCTGTTGAAGAGCCACCACAGTCGGAGATTGTCAAGACTGTTCGCAGTTATGACCTTGCATCCACGCTCAAATCTGATTCAAATAATTCTCCCGACTACACAGCTTGTTGTAAAGTGTCTAAGTTAAAGAATGGTAATTACTTTGTGCATGATGTTCAAAGGACACGTATTCGCTTTGGGGACTGGAAAGAGTTTATTCTAAACAATGCAATTAGAGACGGTGTGGATGTTGATGTAATTTTACCTCTCGATCCGGGCGCCGCTGCAAAAGCTGCTACAGGTATTCTTACAAGAGAAATATCTGAGCAAGGGTTCAGAGTCAGAACATTGTCTACGACAAAGAGTAAGTTGGATAGATTCCGCCCTGTAAGTTCTCTGGCTCAAAACGGTCACATTGTTTTCTTGAAGAATTGCGGTAATGACTTTGAGAATAAAATTTCAAATGATCTTAACTTTGTTTACAAAGAATTGGAAGCTTTTACAGGACAAAGACGTTCTGGGGAATCGGGCCACGACGATGTCGTCGATACACTATCGGACGCCGTTTCAGTGTTAGCTGAACAAATTAACATTCCTAACTTCCTTTCTAGCTTGCAATCAACAAACCTTAAAATGGACAACCCTTTCCTAAGATAAAGGAGAAATCTTCTTGGCTGAAGAAATTGAAAACGAAGAAGTTTCCCTTACAACCGGGGATAACGAAATCCCGGCTTTGTCTTTCTCAGAGTCTGGGTATGTAGGCACCACGATATTAGGTGGTCAGGTATTCGAGGAATGCAGCAAGGAATTGCGCTGGCCACAAGCTGGTGATACCTACAAGCGTATGGCTAAAGATGGTGCTATTGCTCCAGCCCTTGAGCTTGTAGAAATGATGATCGCACGAGTTCCATGGAGTGTCAAGATCCCTGAAGGCTACGAAGACCAGCTTAAAGAAAAAGCTAACTTCGTTCGTCAATGTATCAATGACATGGACCACGACTTCCAATCCTTTATCAAGCAAGTGGTAAGCTTCAATCGCTACGGTTTCGCTGTAACGGAAAAGGTTTACCGCTATCGTCGTAAAGATAAGGGTAGTAAGTTTGATGATGGTTTGGTAGGCATTAAAAAACTTCCTATTCGTACTCAAGACAGCATTGATGGTTGGAAGTGGAAGAATAAAGGTCGAGAACTTGCGGGTCTTTACCAGAACGTAATTGTTCCAGGTCAACCTGAAGATTATACTGGATGGGATTATGTTTACGGGGAAGAGACAGCAAGGAAATTTATTCCTCGTAAAAAGTTTCTTCTGTTTCGTAATAACCCCCTGAAAGAATCTCCAGTGGGTATTTCACCACTTAACGGTTGCTGGCAAGCTTGGAAGTATAAGAAAGCTTATGAAGAAAGTCTTGCAATTGCTGTAGCTCAAGATGCCAATGGATTTAAAGTTCTTTATCTTCCACCTCAGTATCTTAAAGCTGATGCCACAGAACAAGATAAGGCTGTGTTTGCTGAGTACCAAAAGATCATGGCAAACATGCACCAAGCCAAACAATCGGGGATAATTCTTCCTCTGATCATGGACCAGGCGGGTAATAAGCTATTTGAGTTTGATATCAAGAGTGTCACAGGTCAAAAGTCTTACAATACTAAAGAGATTATTGACCACTATAATGCTGAAATCCTAACTTGCTTGTTTGCAGACTTCCTATCTCTTGGTTCTAACGGTTCAGGATCATTTAGTCTCGCTGAGACAAAAGTAAGTGTTATTGAAATGGCTATTGAATCTAAGTTGATGGAAATTAAATCTCAACTTAACCATGATCTAATTAAACAGCTATTTGAACTAAACGGCTGGTCAACTGATGTTATGCCGTTCCTAGATTACGGCTCTATCTCTAAAGAATCTCTTGATGAGATTGGTAAGTTTGTACAGCGTGTAAGCGCAGTATCGATGATGCCAAAAGTTCCTGAAGTGGTGAATTGGATTCTTAATCAAGCTGATATTCCTTATCACGTAGATGATGATATGAGCAGTGAAGATTTGAACGAAATCCTAACACCGATGACCACAGGTGCAGCGCAAGGTATGGAATCGGGTCTTCCATCGGGTACGGGAGATAACACTGGTTCTTCTGGTGATAGCTCAACATCAAACAATGAAAATACGTAAGGAGTCCATACACAATGGCCCATGAACTTGTAAGACTTCGGTCTAAACTGTTCAACACTCCTTTGCTAGTGGACTCTAAAAGTTTTGAATCCGTTCTTAACTATGTAGATAAACGTTGTGAAGGAAATACAACTGTTGAGAAGAAAGCTGAGTCTGAATTCTCAATGTACAGTACACTGCACTACGCTGAAAACAACCTTGGTGTTATCCACATCTCTGGCCCTTTGACTAACAAGTCTACAGGATGGGAAGCACTTTGTGGTGGAACTTCTTATGAGTCAATCAAAGAAGACTTTGAAGCTCTGCTTGAAGAAGGCGTAAAGACTGTTGCCTTTATGGTAGAGAGCGGTGGCGGAGAAGCCTATGGGATGATGGATACTGGGAATTACCTGCGTAAACTCGCAGATGAAAAAGGTGTTCGTATTATCTCCTACGTAGATGGTCTATCTGCTTCTGCTGCTTATGGTCTTACTGCTATTTCCGATGAAATCATTTCAAACAAGAATTCTGAGATTGGTTCTATCGGTGTCTTGATTCGTTTGATGAACGATAGCAAAGCTTTAGAGATGAATGGTTATGAACGTACCTTCATTTCAGCTGGCACAGAGAAGATTCCATTTGCAGCTGATGGCTCTTTCCGTAAAGAGTTTCTAGATGATCTTCAATACAAAGTAGATGCTCTATATAAAGATTTTACTGAATATGTTGCAGAACATCGCAACTTGTCGGTAGAAGCAGTTAGGAATACTCAGGCAAACACTTTCCTTGCGGAGGATGCAATTGCACTGGGCCTAGCTGATAAGGTAATGACCCAAGAAGAATTTTACTCTTACCTGTCGGGCGAAGCCCAAAACAATAAAGAAGGAAACTCGATGTCTAATCGCATCTTTAAATTTAATAAGTCTGAGGATAAATCAGAAATGGCTCAACTCGCTGAACTACAAACCGAGCTTGCTGGCGTTCAAAGTCAACTGGCTGACGCACAACTAGCTGTAGCTGAACTGGCTACCACTAAAGAAGCTCTTATTACCCTACAAGCCGCTTTCACTGAAAAAGAAACTGCTCTTGCTGCTGCCCTTGCTCAAGTCAAGGATATGGAAGCTCAAGCTGTAGCTGTTAAAACCCAAACTCGTAAAGAAAAGCTTGCCTCTGTTGGTCAAGATGCCTCCATCGCTGATGCTATGGCTTCTCTTGATGATGCAACCTTTGAAACTCTGTTCGCTGGCTATAAAGCTAGCTTTGAGAAACAAAAGCAAGTCCTAGAAACCTCTGGGATGCTAGAAGAACTTGGCGGTGAAGGCGGTGATGTAGAAGCCCAATCCCAAGAAGAAGACAAAGCCCGTCTAACTACTGAAGCCCTACTGAAACAGCGCCTCGGCCTGAACTAATTTAAAAGGATAATAAGAATATGCCATTCGTTACCGAAACCTACCAAGCTCGTTTTTCTGATCTTGTTGTACATGAGCTAGACCCATCTGTTGGCTACAGCCGTCGTGACCTCAATGTTACCCCAGGCTCTGTACCAGTTAAACTGGGCACCGTTGTTTACCGTGCTAAATCAGCCGATCTAACTGCTGCATGGACTGTCCTTGCTTCAGCTACTCCTCTTGTTCTGACCAATGAATTTGCTGTTGTTTACGGCGATCATTATAGCTTCAACCCTTCTTTCACTCCTCGCGCTATCGCCACCGGCCAGTATAACGCTGTAGGTTTTGTTGGCACATCTGGTGCTCTGCAACTGAAAGAATATTACATTAAACAAGTTGCCAAGTCTCCAGTCCTTGAGGGCGGTGCTGCCCTGACCGATGCTCAGTTTGAAACCCTGAAAGGTCTGCTGGAACAACAAGGCATTCAGGTGCTTAAGACTCTTTAATAGAGTCTTTTCATAACATATAAATAAGAAACAAGGATAATTAAATCATATGGCTATTGTACTAGATCGTCAGAACCTCGGTAAAGTTGTTGACCGTACCGATTCTCTAATTGTTATTCCAAACACCGTTGGTATTACCAATGCTCTGGGTCTCTTTGAAGACACTTATTCAACCCAGAAAACTGTTGAAATCACCCGTACCACTCGTAGCTCACATCTGCTCGAAGATCGTAACTGGGATGAACGTAACCAGACTATCGCTGGCCGTGAGCAAGACAGCCTCTTGCTGAAAATCCCGCACTTCCCTCTGGATGATGCAATCACCCCTAACGACATTGATGGTATTGTTCGTGCTGGTTCTCTAGCAGAGTTCGCAGAACTGGAAACCGTAGCATCTGTTCGTGCTGATAAGATGATTGACATTCGTGAAGCTCATGGTCTTACCCTTGAAGCTGCTCGTATGCAACTGATCACCACTGGTACTGCTTACGCTCCTCGTGCTACTGTAGCTACCAACTTCTACACTGAGTTTGGTGTTACCCGTACTGAAATCGTTACTGACCTATCTGCTGCTGCTGACCCACGCGCTGTTTATAATGACGCTAAGAAGGCTGCACGTAACGCTCTGCGTGATGGTCAAGCTGGTACTGTCCGTTCATGGGTTGTTCTTGCTTCTGACAGCTACTACAACGCTCTGCAACAGAACGCTTATGTAACTGATGCGTTCAAGTATGTAGACCAAGGTCAAGCTACTCGTATCCTGCTGGGTGCTGGTGGTGCTGATGTTCCGGGTCTGGATGCTCGCTTTGAAATGATGACCGTCTTTGGTATCACCTTCATTAACGCTGGTGCTGCTGGTTACGAGAATGCTGCTGGTACTTTCGTACCGTTCATTCCAGAAGGCGATGCTTACATGATGCCTGTTGGTATCCGTAACTTCCTGAAGACTTACTACGCTCCTGCTAACCGCTTCGGTACTATCAACCGTCGTGCTCAGGGTAGCTACTTCTTCGAGTACCTGAATGAAAAAGATGACATCATCGAAATCATGACTGAACAGAACTTCCTGAACGCTGTTCTGAACCCAGGTGCAATCCTCCGTCTGTCCCTGACCTAATAAGTTAGGAATAAGGGAGTCTGAAATATGACTCCCAATATTTATAAATAAGAGGAAAATAAGATGGATGTAGAAGTTAAAGCAGGCTGGATCTATGCTGTTCGACAGCTAGCTTCTGCTCTTGATGTTTCAACTAAAGCTCAAGTGGTTGCACTTACCCCAATTGCAGATCCTTCAACAGCAACAGCAGAAGATGTAGCAGAAGCGTTGAACGCTATTATTGCTGCTCTTAAGGCTTAATATTGGGGCAGCTTTGTCTGCCCTCCTCTTAGGAGAGCAAAATGGCATTAACCCCAGTAGAACAAGTAAGATTTTTGATTGGCTTAAGTGCCGGTTCTCCATTTGCTGAGCTTGTTAGTGATAGTGAGATTGAATGGGCACTTGAGAAGACGAACGGAGATATTGTCCTAGCAGCTAGAATGGTAGCTATTTCTTTGTCATTCCAGTTGGCAGGTTGGAATACCCGCGAATCTACCGGTGAAATCGAGGTGTGGAACACAGTATCTACATCTTATCTAGCTGCACTCAAAAACTTCATCACAGATCCTTCAGTATTAATTCCAGCCGGTCTTATGCCGTGGTCTGCAAATACTTGCGGTCGGAATAAGTTGTTGTCCATTGAAGTCTGTGATGGTGATAACTGCAAAGAAGCTTGTGAATGCGCATGTGACACAGGCTGTGCTTGTAACTGTGCTGCTGGTCCAACCTTCTAAGGAGCAGTTATGTTAAAACCACAATTTCTCCTTACACATAAGATTCCTATTACATTGATTAGAAGATCAGCCGGTCATAGGGAAGACGGAGATTGGATTCCGGGTACTGAAGAACAGATTGTTATTCAAGTTAACATCCAACCTTTAAAGCCTTATGAAATTCAAATGATGCCTGAGTCAGATAGAACCAGAGCTTGGTTTAAGTTTTACTCTGCTGACTATGCTAGGACTTTGAAAGAGGGTGATGGAGGTTGGTCGGCAGATGAGTTCATTTGGAAAGACGATCTTTATAAAATTATGAAGGTTGATGACTGGACAAACGGCATGGGAATTCTGGAGCATGTCAAATGTTATTGCTACAGAGTAGAACTCACTCCCAACTAAGGAATGTCTTATGTCAGTTAAAATTACAGTAGACAAATCTGGTTGGGAAAAGATCAAAAAGAACCTACTGCAAGCTAATCAAGAATCCTTAAAGCTCGGCTGGTTTGATGATGCCAGATACGGTCCAGAGAATGATAATCTTCAAGTCGCTCAGGTAGCCCAATTCATGGAAGAGGGTAATCCTATAAAATACCCCCCAAGACCCTTTATTCGTGTTGGATTTTTACCAAGACTTAAAACTACCGAATATGTTCCGTTGTTCCAGAATGCAATCACTTCTGTTCTAGAAGGTAAAGTTACATTCAAACAAGCTTACACAAAGATGGGTCCAGTTCTTGTTAAAGGATTGCAAAACGAAATCATTGGTTGGGATACTCCACCAAACAGTGCAAGAACAATTGCAGAAAAAGGCTTCAATGATCCGTTGATTGACACAGGGAAGATGCTTGAATCTGTAGACTTTAAAGTAGAAAGAGGGAATTACTAATGGCAGCTTACAGTGAAGTTCGTAAAGCCTTAAGACGTGCTGTTATTCAATCTCTTATTGAATATTTTCCTACAGAGGAAGAGCAAAACGAACTATTGTTCTTCTCGCATACTGGAGGAACGGAACCTTCAAAACCTTTTGTTGTGATTAATATCCTTTCTATTGAACAAATAGGTAAGCATTCAACTTCAACGCTTTCAAACCCAGCAGACAATATGCTTTATATCAGAGCATCATATGAAATGAATGTTCAATTCACTTTCTGTGGTTCTACTGCTGGTGATATGGCTCAAAGTTTTTCACAAAGAATTAATAACAATCCTTTCTCTTTCTCTTCTTTAAACAAAGAAAAGCTAAGTGTAATGCGTAAATCTAACATCCGCAGAGCACCACAAAAAAGAGACACAAAATGGGTTGAATATTTTAACCAAGATGTTGTGTTCACTTATACACTAAATACAGAACAACCTGTTGATTGGGTAGAAGCTGTAGTGATTGAAAGCGACATTAAAGCTTCACCAGAAGACACAGACCCTTCTGTTATTTTCTCAGTGCCGGAAGGCATTATTTATCCGTAAACTCGCTATAGGAACATAAAAATATGGCAAATTCCTTGAACGATGTCGTGAATGTTGTGATCCTCGATGGGTCTACGGCTATTGCTACTGCATCATTTCAAATTCCCCTGATTCTAGCAACCTTTACTAATTTCTCAGAAAGAGCTAGAACTTACACCAGCATTAGTCAAGTAGCTTCTGATTTTGATACTGCTTCTAGTGTCTATGTAATGGCTTCAAAGCTGTTTGGTCAAACCAGTGTTCTTGGTGCTCCGCCTCCTTCGATCATCGTAGGTCGTCGGCAAGTAGACGAAGTAACGCTTACCCCTGTTGTAGCTAATAACCAAGTTTATACTGTCACTATCAATGGTACTGACTATAGCTACACCTCTGATGCAACAGCAACTGCTGCTGAAATTAGTGCCGGTCTTGACACTGCTATTGGTACTCCAGATGGTATCACTATCACTGACAATACAGGTTCCCTAACTGTCGAGGTTACTGCACCGGGCGATGCTTGGAGTGTATCAACATCTTCTAACATTGCACAAGTAAACGCAAGTCCTACAGAGACTTGGGTAGAAGCTCTTGAGGCTGTAGAAGTAGAGAATGATACTTGGTATCTACTGGTTGCTGAAACACAAGTAGCTGCTGAACAAGAAGCTCTGTCTGATGCCATTCAAGCTCGTGAAAAGATTTATGGTTTGTCATCTGCTGATCCTGTAGCACCTACTACAACTACTACCGATATTGGCGCAAGACTGAACGCTAAATCAGCAGGTCGTACTTTTGGTGTTTATCTGCCAACTGCCGCAACTGATTTACCCGAAGCTGCTTGGGCTGGTAGTCAACTGGCACTGACTCCGGGCTCTAATGATTGGGATTTTAAGCGCGCTAATGGTGTTACAGTAAGTAAGCTTTCGCCAACTCAAATCACTAATCTTAAGAACAAGTCTTGGAACTATTACATCGCTAAAGGTGGTGTTAATATCTTCCAAAATGGTGATATGTTTGATGGAAAGCCAATCGATCAACTGAAGGTCGCTTGAATCAGAAATGGTTCTCGAATAACTCCTCTAATTGCTGGAACTTCCTTAGAGATTCTTTACTACAACGTGGAACCTTGCTATAATAGATGGTTCGGGCGTGAATGTTTGAAAACAAAGAATATTGGAAAATCAGCAGCGAAGCCCGAAAGGGAACGTTCATCGACTAGGCAGGAATGCCGTAGGATCAAGTGATCCGAAATGGGGAGCCTCTGAACAGGTAAAACTGAAGAGGGTGATATAGTCAGGTCTACATGGAAACATGTAGCTGTTCTTAGTGAGTAGTTTATTAGGAACGGTATAAGAGTAACGATCTTATACGAACATAAACGGTTCAAGTAGGCAAGGACTGGATTAAAGCTAGATTGCAGGAAGGTATCTATTTCCGAATCATTAATAGCTTGAAAATTCCAATGACTGATGCTGGTCTTGCTATTGTTGAAAATGAAATTCGTGCTGTAATGTCTCTTGCTGAAACTAACGGTCTTATTGATCGTGGATGGACAATCTCCACACCTTCGGTTCTTAGTATTCCTGAAACGTTGCGTGCTCAACGTGCTGCTGGCGTGTTTGTTATCCGTGCTCGTCTGCAAGGCAGTGTTCGCTCTGTCAGCATTAACTTCTACCTCTCTGTATAAATAGGAGATAAAACAAGATGGCTAATGAAAATATTATCTCCAATTATGCTCCAGATGAGTTTAGCATCATCTTGTCAAAAGGAGATTTTGTACACAAGATTGTAGGCTTCGCAGACGGAACATTCCTGTCAATGAATAGGATCACACCTACTTCAACGCCATATCAAGGTGTAGGTTCTAGTTCCTTTGGTCGTGTGAAACGTCGCGTTACAGCAATGGACGTTACTGTTACTCTGCATCAAGGCAGCCCTTCAAACACTGTATTGCAACAACTACAGATTGCAGATGCTAATACAGCAGACAATACGTGGGTTTTTAACTGCACCATTAAGGATTTGAGTGGGCAAACTGTTGCTTCCTCTAGTACAGCTATTATTGCTGCTCCAGCTAATGCTGATTTCAGTTCTGAGTTTGGTACTCGTGATTGGAGTATTTACCTTTACGGTAGTGACCTTTTCATTGGTGGTAACACACCACTAGCTCCGGATGAAGTAGCTGCTGTCGACGCTCTTGGCGGCTTTACTGAGGATAAGTGGAAGATCAATCCTTAATACTTTGTAAGGGGCACTTGGTGCCCCACATTAAGGAGATTTTATGGCAACGATCTTTAACTACTCACCAGAATCTGTTACAGTTGTTATCGCAGGATTACTGGCTGCTGAGGGGTTTGCTGAAGGCACATTTATTAATATCATTAAAGATGATATGCCTTACAGATCCAGAGTTACAGCAGACGGTCAAGTAACTAGGATTTACAGAAATAGTCAGACTTACACTGTAGATTTAACATTCCATATTGGCTCTATCACTAATGATTTTCTCACCAAGCTCTGGCAACTAGATGAGATTAGTCAGAAAGGTAAGTTCCAAATCTTAGTAAAAGATGGTAGTGGATCTGACTTATTCTTCTCTGCTACATCTTGGATTGAAGGTCTTCCTACTATGGTTAAGTCCACTAGTGTAGATACACGTACTTGGCGTATTAAATGTGCATCTGCTGGTGTTAACTTTGGTAATAATACAGGTGAGTCTGGTCTTGTACAGGACCTTCTAAATATTGCTACTTCAGCACTACCAGCACTTGAAGGGATTCTATAATGGCTAACACATTTACAGTTCCTACATACAGCCCTTCATCTGTTGATCTTGTAGTTGGTGGATACACACTTTCAGGGTGGGACAGGATTAGTATCGCACGAAGAACAGAGATGTTCAAGCCTGTTTATGGTGTCCGTGGTAAACATACAAGAGTTAGGACAGGCGGTAAAGAGACAAGAGATACATCTACATTTATCACTGTTGTACTTAGTAAAGAATCACAAGCTAACGATGTATTAAGTGAGATACACAGACAAGATATAGAGAATGGTACAGCTAGAATCTCTTTAACTCTTAAAGATAAGAGTGGTAGCAGCATCTTCTCTTCGAATGAAGCATACATTATAAAGTATGCTGATTCAGAATTTACAAATGATTTTGGTGCAAGAGAATGGAGACTGTTTTGTCAGACTACAGAAACTTACCTTGTTGGCGGTAATGTGTCTGGACAAAGCTCTCTTCTTGATAGCGCTATAAATGAAGTTTCATCGTTTATATCAGGGGTTTTCAGGTAAGGATTCCCCTTTATTTCTAGGAAAATAAAATGGCTAAGCTTGATCTTTTAGAACAAACTGAAATTACCGTAGGTGATCACACTTACACTGTAACTGCTATGCCTGCAACTGAAGGTCTTAAGTGGCTAGAAGAAAACAGAGAGATTTCAGAATCAGGTAAATCTGACCTTGCTGTAATGAAAAAAGTTATCTGTAAATATGCAACTCTTGGCAGTGCTGTTATTGACGAAAAGAAGTTTAATATTCACTTCGCTCGTAAACTTAAGCAAATGTCAAAGCTTTATGAAGAAATCCTTAAGTTCAATTTCCCTGAACAAGAAGAGGGTTTTCAGGAACCCGATACAGAAGAATAAAATCTGGGTCGGGGGAAAACAATACTGAAACTAGGCTTGATAAAGAATTATCAGAAAAGTTCTCTCAGAATTGGAATGTGTATAGGATAGCAATGCATCCTAAAGGTGGAATGGATATGGCTCTTAAAATGAGTACACAGTATTCCACTAAGCAGTTCTTTGATATTATTGAGATGTTAGATGTTTATGATGCTCTTCTTGAGCAAGAGAAAGCTAAAATTAAAAAGACTCAAGGAGAATAATTATTGAACATCGCCAAATATTATGCGAGTATCGGCTTTCAAGTAAGTACAAGGGATATTCAGCAAGTTGATAGGGCTTTAAATTTAATTGAGGGAAGACTAAGGGCTTTTCAAAGAAGATTAGACTCTACGCTTAATCTCAATATTAATAGGTTCACTGTTGATCAAAGAAGGTTGAACATTGCTCTTGGAAATGCTCTAGATGTCGCATCTATAAGAAATGTATTTCAAGTCAGCAGATTCAATATTGACCAAAGCTCTTTAAATAGACAACTTACAAGGTCGCTAGCTGAAGCTTCTAGAGTTGCAGCAGCTACTATAAATGTAAGACCTCATTCAACAGGCTCGGTTGCTAGAGCAGCAGCTACAGGCGCAGCATTTGGTGGCTTTGGATTAGGAAGACTCGGCACAACCGGGCTTGCTTTAATTGGTGGTGGTTATGGTATTAGTGCTCTTAACAGACGTAACCAAGAAGTAGTGTCTGCTCAATTACAATCCCAAGCTGTTGTACAACAAGCTGGTGGTACAGTAGAGCAGGGGCAAGCCTCATTCCAATATTTAAGGTCTGAGGCCAATAGGATTGGCTTTAATTACTTAGATGCTTCCTCTGACTATAACAAACTACTCTCCGGCCTCACTGGTTCAGGATTCTCTGTAAGAGATAGTCAAAAAGTATATAGCCAGTTCGCGGAACTTTCCCGAGTTTACAAGCTGGATAAAGTTCAGCAGCAACGTGTCTTCAGAGCTTTAAGTCAGGTGGCGGGTAAAGGTAAACTTCAAGCTGATGAGCTTACAAACCAGTTAGCGGAGAGCCTACCAGGTGCAGTGTCTTTATTTGCCAGAGCATACCAAAGACAAACCGGAGGTAATCTCACAGGTGATCAGGCTGTAGCTGCTTTATACGCTGCAACTAAGAAAGGTCAAGTAAGTTCTCAAATTTTAAGGTTTGCTGGTGATGTAGCTAGGGAAGATGCTGCTCCTGCTATAACTGCTGCTAGCACTGCTTCACAAGCAGAACAACAACGCTACCAAAACGCAGTGTCTGATCTTGCTGTAGTAGCTTCAAACGCAGGTGTAGAAGAAGGTTTTGCAAGGATTTTCCGCACCCTAAACGCGGGTTTGAGTGAATCTAATGGCTTAGTAGAGAGTTTAGCTTCAGGCTTCAACGAGGCTACTAAATTCGCTGATGATTTGCTTTTATTCCCACAATCATTTATACGGGCGCTAGAAGGCAGAGATTCTATTGTAGCAGATTGGCTTGGTGCCGATGCTACTAGGCAGTTACAAGAAGATTGGAAATCAATTAGAGCCAGTCTTGATTCTATCAGCAGCATTGGTGCTCCTTCATGGCTACCTACTCTGCAAACCACCTCACAAGATATTGCTGCTCAGTTCAGAGTCATTGCCCAAATTGCCTCTGGTGATTTCACAGGTCTTGGCGATGCACTTACTAATTTTGTAAAAGGTAGGTATGAAACTTATGGCAATGCTGTAGCCTCTGGTCCTAACCTTGCTCTAAGGGCTATCGGTAATGCTTTTGATGTGTCCGTCCCTCAGATTAATTTTGGTGATGGTCCTGATCAGTTTGCACCTAAATCTGTAGTTGATCTATATGGACTAGGTAACAACCCTGCTTCTGGTGATAGCACTAGGTTTGGTTTATTCTCAAAAGATGTTATTGGTCCTAAAGAGAGTAATGCTTTTGGTCAACAACCAGCAGGTTTTGATTATGGTCTTCCTACTAATGAGTTTGATAGAAGTTTCATTGGTAATGACGCAAGAGAGATAACCAACACGACCACAAATGAGTTCAATATTAGTTTGACAGTAGACGCAGCAACTCTGAGTGGTATTGATGTCGAAACTCAAGCTCAGCAGCTAGCACAAGCATTTGCAACTAATCTACAACAAGTTTCTGTGTTCTTCCCTCAGAAAGAATAGGAGTAATTATGTCACTAGCTTTACGATGGGAGGATACAGATGGCGGGGGCTTTGTTTACCTAGATGCTGTTACAGGATATTCGCAGGATCATAGTGGTAAGGTGTCCTCTCACCCCATAGATGTGGGTTCGAACGTATCTGATCATTATTTTAAGAATAACCCCAAGTATAAAATCACTGCTGTAATCTCTGGCGTTGATATTTCTACTGGTACTTATCTAATCCAAGATAATGCAGGAAATGTGCCATATAATGCAAGTGTTGCACCCTCTGCTGTAAGTGTTAATTCAACAGATAGTAGCGTATTAAAGAAATTCATACCAGATTCTTTAGGTCAGTTTTTATCTGATTCAACACCAGAAGTAACAACAGATACAGCTAGGACAGATTTGATTGACCAGATAAGAGAGATGCTTATTTCTTTAACATCTGGCGAGGTTCTAAATCAAGAAACTGGCGAATTTAATCCTAATATAAGACTTGTAGAACTGTATGAGTATGATGGTTATAAATTAAATAGACCTATTAACCGTCTTGTTTTAACAAGCTTGAATTTTAGAGAAACTCCAGATACAGGATATGCCTTATACTGTGATTTTTCTTTTGAACAAATCAGTTTTGCTTCTTTAAAGAAGACACAAATTCCTAAAGATGTTCAAAACTCTATTAAGAAGAAAACTGATAGTAAAGTTACTAAAGGTAAACAAGACAGCACGGTTCAAGATGCTTCAAGTAATTCTAAAGTAGACATTGATCCACTAAGACAAGCGAGGGAATAAATGGCAGATAAGTATGTATCACTTCCTTTATTTCCAGATACTATCTACGATTATGGTATTGCATTACAAGGTCAATCATATATTGTAGAGTTTGTATATGTTGAAAGAATGAAGCTTTATCTTTTAAATCTGTACGATGCTGATAGAAATCCTATTGTGACTGGTGAAGCTTTAGTCCCCAACTACCCAATGTTTTTTGATTATGCTATTTATCCCCTAACTGGTTATTTTTATATGTATGAAAAGGCAGATATTCTTTCAGAGCCGTATAAAACATACCCTGATAAAATAGATGAATATTATGAATTGGTGTACGTCTATTCGGAGGATTGATGGAGATTCAAAGGCATAGACAATACAGACTGACTATTGGTGATTATAAAAATGGTAATGGGTTATTGATAGAAAAGCTTCAAGTAACTTTTGATATTAGTAAAAGCACCAATAATAAAAATCGTACAAATTCGGCTAGCATTGAAATTTATAACCTAAGCGATGAAAGCTTAAAGATTCTAGATACAGATTATCCTGTTGCTGTTTTTGAAGCTGGTTATCTTGATACGGGCGGACCTAAAAGATTGTTTGCTGGACAAGTAAATAACATTGCTACACGTAAGTCTGGAACCGATATTGTAACACAGCTTACATTAGGTAGTGGTTATGTCGAGCTGAATCATTCTACTTTGAGTGAAGTTGTTCCTCCGGGTAGAACAGTTAAAGATGCTGTAGAAGAGCTTAGAAAAGCTATTGGTGCTGATCGTGGGGTCTACAATGGAACTAACCTAAACAACCCTATTATCTATGGCTATCCTCTGTCTGGTACGCCTAAAGAAATGCTCGATGAGCTTGCTGAGAAATACAGCCTTGATTGGCAGTTAGATGATGGCGTTCTATATGCACATGACAATGATAGAGCAGCAACAGAACAATTTCAACTAGCCTACGTATTCAATGATTTTACAGGTATGATTGAGAGGCCCTACCGCGTATCCGGCGACAAAAGAAGATCAAAAAAGGATAAGGCTAAAAAACCTGGTGTTCAGTTAAAGATTCTTTTGAATCCTGATATCAAAGCAGGTGATATCATCCAAATTGAAAAAGGTCTTCTTAAAGGTTGGTATAAAGTAGACAGTCTTCGTCATTCTGGTGGTTGGAGAAGTGATGCATGGTATACAGAGCTTCGCTGTTCAACACTAGAGAAAGTAATTAAGGAAAGTTAAAATGATAAATGAAATGCAGGATGTTCTAACTGCTGCTTTCCAATCACAAATGAATAATGTTTATACAGCCATTCCTTGTGTTGTAGTTTCTATTGCAGGCCCATCTTCTGTAAATATTCAGCCATCAATCAATCAAAAGATGAAAGATGGTGGTGTTAAAGAACGTCCTGTAATTCAATCAGTACCTGTGTCTTTTCCTGTATCTAAAACGGCAGGATTCACTTTCCCCATTAAGCCGGGCGACACTGGTATTGCTGTCTTCTCCATGCGTTCGCTAGAGGCTTGGAAAAGTTCAGACGGCTATCCTTCAACACCCCCCAACTATGCAAAAATGGATAAGAATGATGCGATGTTCATTCCGGGAATCCAAACTCCCGGAGTAGCTGTAAATAGTCCATCTAAGCATGTTTACGATCACAGTGTTGAAGATGCTGTAATGTTTAATGGTCTTGGTGGAAATGAAGCCGAAGTTAGAATTAAACAGAATGGCGATATCCTCTTAAGAACACAGCAAAAAGTTATTGTAGAGTGTGATGAAGCTAATGTTACAGCCAATACATCAGCTTCTATTAGCACTCCCCTTTTATCAATTAATGCTAACGTAACTAATTGGATAGGTGATTGTACTTGGACTGGTAACGTAACACATACAGGGGTATTTAGCTTCAACGGAGTTGTGTTTAGTACGCACAGGCACCCGCCAAGTACTAGTCCTCCAAGCAATTAAGGGGTATGGTTTTGGATTTAAAATTAGATTATATCACAGGGGATCTTCTTTTTCAGAATGGCCCTCTCACCAAAGAATACACAACACAACCTCTTACCGGAACTGTTGCACAGCGATTGTTTATCATGCTTCGTACATTTCTAGGGGAGTGGTTTCTTAATACACAACACGGTATTCCATATTGGCAGAATATTCTCGGTAGAAAAACAACTAAGTCAGCCGTTGATCTTATTCTACAACAAAAGATTTTGGCAGAGAATGGCGTTAAAGAACTCACATACTTCAGATCAACCTTAGTTAATAGACAATATGAAGTTACTTTTAAAGTTAGAGTTAGTACCGGAGAAGAAACGGCTCCTATCACAATCACCACGTAATTATTACATAAGGAATTTATATGGCCGGGTTGACAGACAGCGGTTTACAGATTGAAAGATTACCAGAAATCCTTGCTGCACTCAGAGCCAAAGCTTCCGATGTATTCCAAGATCAAGTTGCTCCGGGTGATGTTTTAGATGTTAGTGATAGTTCCGCAATTGGTAGGATGATTGGTATTATCTCCGAACCTTTGACGGATCTTTGGGAAGTAGCCCAACAGGTATATTCAGCATTCGATCCTAACTCATCTACTGGAATTGCTCTTGATAATCTTGTAGCACTGGGTGCAATGGTACGGCAAGAACAGACGTTCTCAACAGCACAAATCCTTATTACTGGTGATACCGGAACTATTATTGATGAGGGTACAGTATTTGGTTCTACATTTGATGCCAGTCAATTTGCTCTTGTAAGTGATGTTGCCCTATCTGCAACCGCAGCTACAGGTATTGCTGTCTATCCGGGTGTTGTTACAGATTCTACGCTTTATACCATTACCTACGCAGGTACAACAACAACTAATACAATCAATTATACCTCCGGCACAGGCGCTACGATTGATAATATCTTAACTGGGATTAAAGCAGTTATTGATTCAAGTCATCCAACACTTACAAGTAATATTACAGGTGTTGGGGCAAGCGCTTTACTGAATATTCAAAGGGTTGATGAATTCTCTACTGTTAATTTTTCAGCTACAAACCTTATTATCGCTAAATCTTCAAAGATTGGGACAGCACAAGCGACTGTCGCAGGACCAATCAAAGCTCCCACAGGATCTATTGTTAACATTTTAACCCCTAAGATCGGGCTTGACTCTATTTCTAATATTGCACCAGCTTCTGTTGGACGTAACAGAGAAACGGATGAGGAGTTACGTGTAAGATTTAGGAACGCTAAGTTTGAAAAGGCTAATAATATTATTGAAGCCTTATACTCTGCTTTGATTAATCTTGAGGGCGTTGAGGAAGTTGTTATCTATGAAAACGATACGAATGTAACTGACTCAAAAGGTATTCCGGCACACAGCTTTATGCCTATCGTTTTAGGTGGAGTGGGTAGTAATATTGCGGAAGCTATTTGGGAAAATAAACCCATGGGAATTTTAAGCTTTGGTGATACTCAAGTTACTATCTATGACAGCCAAGGCTATGCGCATGTTATAGGGTATCAAAGACCAGATCCTGTACCTATTTATATCACGATCAACATTACAGCAGACACCAATTTTCCATCTACAGGTCCAGATGAAATAAAATCTGCACTTATCAATTACTTTGACCAAAACCAAAGTATTGGCGAAGACGTAGTATATAGTCGTTTATACACCCCTATAAACAGCATTGAGAACTTCCAAGTAGATAGTTTGAGGATTGGTACAACCCCAACCCCAACAGGAACTACTAATATAGCAATTGATTTTGATCAAATTGCCACTATTTCAGCAAGTAATATAATCATAAATATGTGAGTGTAATCTATGGCAACTACACCTTTCGAAAATATAGATTACTTACAACTAGCTAGAACAAGAACAACTGAGCAATTTAAGTTAGAGAATGCCCCGGTCTTTGACTCTTATCTTCAACTTCTTGTATTTGAAATTCAGAATCTTCAAAAGACTTATCAAGACCTGATGCAACTACGAAGCCTAGACACGGCTGTAGGTAAACAACTTGATATTATTGGGGATATCGTAGGACAAGAAAGGGTTCTTATTAGTGCAGACCTATATAAATTCTTTGGTTTCCAAGGCGCACTAAGAGCAGGTAGTTTTGGTGACTTAGATGATTCTTCAGTGGGTTCTAAATTCTGGAGTTTAGGACAACCTCTTGGTGGAAATGTCCAGCTTGATGATGAGACTTACAGGCTATTTATTAGGGCTAAGATTTTAAAGAATACAACAGCTTCTACTTCAGAAGAGTTCATTAGGTCTATAAACCTCATCTTCGGAACAGCAGGTACAATTGCTATTGAAGACAGTTCAACAGAACCTGCAACAGTCCAAGTTTTATTTAATAGACCACTAAGTGATTTTGAAAAAGCTCTTCTTTTTTATATAGATGAGTCTGGTGGTTATCCTTCAAGGTTGATTCCAAAGACCGTAGGCGTAAGAGTTCAATATGGCGAGTATAGGCGTATAGATGAGCCTTTAAGCTGGAGCTACACCTATGACGGTGTTTCCTTTAAATATGACTACCCATATACATACAACCCGATTCCAACATATTCAGACAGGTTTGACGAGTCTGATATAGAAATTATTTTATACTAAGGAGCACTATGGCTACTTTACAAGAAAGTGCTATCTTTGAAGAAGGCATTTTTCAAATAGAAAAGAGCACTCCACCTCTTGGTGGTGCTCCTGTATTTAGCGGAAGTACACCAACAGCAGGCCATGCTAACGCACAAGCAGTACAGCTTGCTAATAGAACCCAATGGTTAAGAAATTCTATCCCACCTTCTGTAAACGATTATTCAGACCTTCGAGCCTATTCGGGTACAGCCAGTGTTGTATATCTTTCGTCACCACTGAAAGCAGGCAACTTTGTATCGTTAGGTCAAGTTTCTGGATACGCTGACGATGGTGGTGTAGTAATTATTTCAAACAATGGCACTGTTTATGTCCGGCAGGTTAATGGAAGTTATGACAGTAGGTGGTGGGGTGTTGTAGAGAGTTTGGTAGTTAACTCGACAGATGCAGCACAAGCGGCTATCGATGCAGTTTATAACTTGGGAGGGGGCAATTTATATATACCAAAAAATATTATTGTATCACAAACAAAACAAAACTTACCTGTTGTTTTGATAAATGGTGACGGCGTACTTTCAATTAATTCTATGGTAACTCAGGCTTGCCTTATAGTAAAGAGTGGAGTGACATTATTTGGTGATGGTGCGGCAGTAACCACTATTATAAATCCGAACTCCCCAAATCGCACAACTGTCGCACTTTATGATATGGACAAAGGTGGCGGCATTCGTGATTTAGGGGTACAAGGCGGTAAGGGTGTACAAACACATGCTTCAAGCCTAGATGTGTGGATGCGTGATATGGTGTTGGATAATTTTAAAATTTTTGATACTACAAGTTATGGTCTTGGTTTGCAGATCGGCCTCTATAGAAATAATAGGGTATCAAATTTCCACATCTATAATACAGCACAAGACGCCCTTGACCACAAGGCGCGGCCGGTTAACGGAATAAATCCCATTGGGATTTCCATTGAAAACGGTCTATGTGAGAGGTATGGTCAAACTAGCGGTACTGAGAGTGCTGGGTTAGATATACGGGGAACCGTACAAATAAATAATATAGTTTGTCGTGATTTTTATGTCTTAGGTAAAAATAACAGGGGTATTCGTTTTAGCACAGGTATCTATAAAGGTTCTGACCACAGGGTTGGGTCTGATAAATCTTCCCTTTCTAATTTCTATATTGACAGTGGAAACCCTGCAGGGTTGGGTTCTATTGGACTGGATATACTAGAGGGTTCTAGTATTTCAGTAGTTGGTGGAGTTATTAATAACTGCCCTGTCGGATTTACAACTAATGATACAGTCACAGGGAACGGTACTGGAGAAGGTGTTAAGTTAATTGGTGTAGAGGTTAGGGGGGCAAGAGACACAGCTTTTAAAGCAGCCTCTCCAAACGTTACATTTATGGGTTGTAAAGCAACCCAAGCAGAAGACTTATTTGCAATTAACCTTGGAAACTTGGTTGCTGGTCAAAGCACGCTTATTGTTCCCCAGACATTTAATCCTAGTACGGTACGAGTTTATAAGAATAACTCGGTATTAGTGCTTAATACTGATTACACAATTACGGATAACAATCAAGTAAATCTTACAACAGCAGCAACAGCTTCAGATGTTTATTTAGTGGCAACTCCAACTCCGTTAGGTTTTGTATTTACTGACGGTGCAGAGAGAAGTGGTATTAACGGTGTTCTTATAGGAAATACTACAAAAGGTGTTATAACACCACTACAAGTCTCTTCCTCATGTGCACCAACACTTACAAAAGGGCCAAATAATTTTGATACTCTAGCTGGCTATAGGGAATCTATTGATGGCTCGTATTTAGAAGCTTATGGACCAAACGCCAATATCATTGCTGATATTAGGGCTAAAGGTGCAGCGGACGTGGTACTAAGAGCATATAACGCAAGGTCATTGGTGGCTACTAATCCTACAGGTGCGGTCAATTGGGTAGAAGTGAGGGGTTCAGCTTCAGGGGATATGCCTAGAGTTTCTCCGCAGGGTTCGGACTCTACCCTCCATCTTCTTTTACAAGGTAAAGGCTCCACAGGTTCTGTTGCTATAATTGCGAGAAACTATGCTTCAGACTCAGCCGCAGCCGCTGCTGGAGTTCCTTTAAACGGGGTTTATCATACTTCCGGTACATTAAAAATTAGGCTAACATAAGTATTTAGGAGATAGTAGTGCCTCAAATTAATAAACCTTCCGACTTAAACAAAATCTGGAGTACTAACGGGGTTAACACAGCACCTTCAGATGTTAAAATTAATAATGGTTTTGTTGTAGAGATTCCACCCTACCAGTGGTTTAACTATATTGAAAATAAACAAGACCAAGCTATTGCCCATATTAATCAGATGGGTATTCCTGTATGGGATGCTTCGACTGAATACCAAGCAGGTAAAAGCCAAGTACAAGGAAGTGATGGTAAGATTTACAGAGCTTTCCTTACAACTACAAATGTAAATCCTGTAGGTGATTCTTCTGGTTCTTGGTTTGATCCTAATGAAACAGGGATGGTAGTGCTCTCTACAACAGGATCTTCCACTTGGACTGTGCCACCAATCCTTCGTTCAGGATTCAAGAAAGCCAAAATTACTGCTACAGGCGGCGGCGGTTCTGGTGGTTCGGGGGATACTTCAAACCGTGGTGCCGGTGGTGGTGCCGGTGGCACTGCTATTACAACATTAAATTTAGCAGGTGTTGTAAGCGTACCCGTAACTATTGGTGAAGGTGGTAGTAGAAGAACAATCGCAGTTGCTAGTGGCGAGAATGGTGGTCAAACTGTCTTTGGTACTTACCTAACCGCTAATGGTGGTGCGCTAGGTCAAAGGGCAGCATCAGGATCTAACGTTGCTGGCGGGCTTGGTGGTAACGCCACGGGTGGTCAGATCAACATCAAAGGTGGTGATGGTTCTGATGGACCTAATGCTACTGCTGGTGGTGGATCTGGAGATGGTGGTAGTTCCTACTGGGGCGGTGGTATCCGTTCTGGCACAGGATCTTCTAGCAACACCTCTAACCCAACTCCAGGCGCTGGTGGTGGTGGTGGTACACTAGTTAGTTCCCCGGGCGGTAATGGTATTATTGTTATTGAGTGGTGATGCATTCGCAAGCTCATGTACAGCACAAGGATGTGCTTATCTAAGAGGGAATTATGATTGATTATAAAAAGGCTGCATTAGAGTTAGGTGTAGAGGAGGCTGCTGTTAAAGCTGTAGCCTCTGTTGAGTCGAATGGTAGTGGCCTAGTCAAAGATACTCAGGGAAACCTAATCCCTAAGATTCTTTTTGAACGTCATATTATGTTCCAACGACTACGTGACTTTACACCAATCAAATCTGCTGAAATGGCTGCTTGGTATTCAGATATTGTAAATCCAAAGCCTGGTGGTTACAAAGGTGGACTAGCTGAGCATGAAAGACTTCAAAGAGCAGTGATGATTGATCGTAACACAGCCTTAGAGTCTGCTTCTTGGGGAGCTATGCAAATCATGGGCTATCATTGGAAGGCTTTAGGCTACACGTCTATTCAAGCTTTTGTAAACGATATGTACACAGAGCAAGGACAGTTGAACGCTTTTGTTAAGTTTATCAAAGCAGATAAAAGACTTGTCAAAGCTCTACAAGAAAAAGACTGGACAACTTTTGCTCGTATCTACAATGGACCAGCTTATCAAAAGAATAATTACCACACTCGAATGGAAATAGAGTATAATAGATACTCCAAAAATATTTAAGGTGGTGAAATGGCAGGCAGGATTGTTGTAAAAGATCGAGAAAAGCTCGAACAGTACGAGGGCGCTGAGGTTGCTTGCGAAACAGTATTTTCCGTTGAAAAACATTACCTAGGTACTCTGTGTAAGCACGGACACGATTTTATGTCTACTGGTTTTTCTGTTAGATACTCCTCTATGGAGGGTTGTGTTGCGTGTGCTGTTGAGACTGGAGCAGCTAAACGAAGAAAGGTTGCTGAAGAAAAGGCATTAGTTTTTGAAAATCTTCCTGAAGGTTATCTCCGTTGTCCCAGATGTGAGGAGGTATTGAGTAAGGACCTTTTCCATAAGAACAAGTCTAACTCTACAGGACATTCTTGCTATTGCAAACCTTGTAGTAGGTTGAACGGTATGGAATCCCGTGCTCGTGATCCAGAGGGCACTAGGGAACGTAGTAAGAAGGCTTTACAAAATAGACATTGGTCTATGACTTTATACCAGGGATCTTTAAGTAGCTCCAAGGCAAGGAATCTTACCCATAGCATCACCCAACAAGACATCAAAGATTTGTGGGAAATACAGAATGGCCTCTGTTATTGGTTGGGTATACCAATGTCAGAAGAGAATACCGGAGTAAGGGTTTTGAATAAGGTATCCTTAGAGAGGATTAATCCAAATATAGGTTACGAAAAAGGTAATGTAGTATTAGCAACCACCTTCACAAATCTAGGAAAGTCTGACAATTCTCCAACAGATTTCGAATATTTTCTAGATAGCATCTCCATAGAATCTTTAATTTTAGCAAAGCAGAGAAGACACGAAGCCTATGAAAAGTTTAGTAAAGAAAGTTAAAGTTGTACCTCAGTGGAAAAAGATTTTCTTTACGTGGAGTTTTTGGTTACACATCTCTTCTGTAGTTCTCACTTTTATTGAACAGATTCTTCCGTTTGCTGGCCTACTTGAGCCGACGATGACTGTTCAAACTTATTCGATCTTTATGTTTGTTTTGAACGGTCTTGGACTTCTGGCTAGGTTCGTGAGGCAGAAGAATCTCTGGAGCTACCCTATAGAAGAAGATAAGGAAGACGAGCCATGAAATTCTTACTTGGAATTATAGTTGTCCTCGTTCTTCTGTGCTCTTTTCTAGGCTATAAAACATACGATTTAAGCGAAGAAAAGGCTACCCTTGGTGTTGCCCTTACCAGTGCTCAGAAAGCTCTAGAATCCTCAGAAAAAGCCCTAGAAACTAAAGATTCTTCGTGTAAACAAGATGATCTTTCAGTAGTAGAGCTTGATGCTGAAAAGAATGTAATCGCAGATAAAGCTGAAACCATCACACAATCTCTGTCTAACCTAAAGAAATCAAATGGAGCTAGCAATGCTCCTCAAAAGGAAAACGATAATGTCATTCAAAAAGACGTTTATTTGCCTGATGATGGCTTGCTCAGTCCTAACATTGCAAGCCTGCTCAAACAAGCCTATTGTAACGCAGAGCCAACAGATAACCTATGTTGGTCCTCCCAACAGCCTGCTAACCCATCCTTGTAAAGCTGTTCCTGCTGGTGAAAGCTTGATTGAATTGGCTATTGCTTACAACAAGAACACATCTTGCATTGCTAAGTATAAAGCACAGATCGAGAAGATCAAGCAGAACCGAAACAAACAGAAGGAACTGTACAATGTCAAATGATACAGCTAACGTTCGGATTAATAACTTGTGGGAAAGGTGTTGTATTGGCCTTCTTACTCTTGTCGTGACTTATATGGGTATGGCATATAAGGATGTAACTACAGATATCCGTTTAGCTAACGATAAAATTGTAATGCTTCAGATGGACAAAGTAGGTAAGGCAGACACAAAAGAAATGGAAATTAGGATTAACTCAAGAATGGACGCTTCGTTTACGAACCTTGCACAAAGGATTGATTCTAATCAACAAGACATTATGAGACAACTTCAGTTGTACTTTGGCCAAGTCAAGAATAGAAACTAAGGAGCGGGGTAATGGGATGGGATATATTAAAAAGAGCGATAGATGTAATCCACTTTGTGGTTCTCGTCCTTCTGGTGTCAATTCTATTCTTGAATAATAATACAAGTGAACAAGTAGCAACATATGGTTTGAAGATGGAAAGTCTAAAAGAAGATGTTATGAAAGTGATTTCAAATAACACAAGCTACTTGGAGACAAGGCAGAACCGTATAGATGCAAAGCAAGACAATTACCAGAATACAAGCAGTACTCAAATCTCTCTGTTAAACCAAAGAGTAGAAAAGCTTGAGAAAGCTTATAAAAATGACACCAAGATCATTAACACCAACACAAATAATGTTTTGGTAAATACAAAAGATTAATAGAAATAAATACAAGAAGCTCTAGAAGAGCCTTACATTGATGTTAGCCAACATCTTTCCTAGTGCCTCCCTTCCGTTATTGGTTGGGAGGCTTTTCTTTGTCTAGGATTTATTGCTTAACATAAGGACCGAATGTCGTTTGAATTTCTGAAATAAACAACTCTCCATTTTTAGCAAATGCTTTCCAAATATCTAAACTCTCCTCCCCTTCTCCTTCTACGTGAATCTCGGTGTCAGGGAAAAGCAAACTAACTTCTTTAATATCTGACTGCCAACTATACCATTTGCCTTCAATTTCTCCATAGTGGAAATTGTATCCCGATTTATCCTCAATGGCTAAAACTATATCTTCTTGGTTACGGTTAATGTCAAATTTGGTGTAATAACCCATTTTGTTTCTCCTTGATTAATTAGTACGTTTTACAGCTTGTTCAAACGTTTCAACTTTAACATCTTTCTTCTCAATTTGAAATTCTTTCCTCACAGACTCTCCTTTACTCACCTTCCAATCAATCCACACTTTCCCTGCTATAAGAACAGAGATAAGCATTACAAGGATTGCAACAAGGTTTACGAATGGGTTTCCTCTCATTTCAATCACCAATCAATATCAATTACGTAATCCCCGGCTTCAATTAGACCTTTTGAGTGGAGGTCATTTGCAATCATCTGCACATCTGGATAGAAGTTACGATGCCACCACAAAATTAGGCCGTGTTCCCGATCCCAACTATCCTTACTATTCAGCTTTTGATTAGGATCGCGGGCAAGCCAAGCCTTAAAACTTACGCCCATGTCTTCATGGTTAACTTCCTCTGGAACTGTTTCAGCATCATAGTCATAAGCTTGATCGGGAATTGTCAAACGAACCCGTTGGCGTTCTTTGCAACCATCTTGTTGTTGAAAGCTATACATACGTCCATAAGTAGTTTCAACTAGTTGATCCCAATCGCCAACGTCAACCACTTTCTCATTACGAATCTTCATCGAATAATCTCCTCAAACAAAGGTTTATCAAAAGCCTCTAGCATCTTCTGTAAGGTGTATTTCACATCTTCCTTATCTTCCCAATGGTTTGGATCAATAAAATCTTGTGTCCAACCTGTCACTTCTCCCTGCTTGTCGTAATATACTTCAACAATCCCATAAAATCCATCTTTATTTTTAGCCAGTCTGTAGTTCCAAGTCATATTAGTCTCCGACAATGTAAGGTATAACCTCAACAAAACTTCTTAGCTTTGGTTCAACCATTACTTGTGTACCACAGTTCTGACACCAGTTTGAGTCTTTTGCAATATCCAAAGCAATCTCAGAGGGTACGTTATCTTGGCGATATTCCCTCAGATAGCAGTCACCGGCCTTGCTTTGAAAGCCTACATCTGCTCCACATTTAGGGCACTCTACACGAACAGTGTCATACATTCCCATTTTATTTCTCCTCAAGTCCAAAGCGAGTTACGGATTTTGATAAGGCGAATGAGCATCTCCGTTTCTTTCTCAATATAGGCTGCTTCTTCGTCCAAATCAACAAGTTCTTTGTCTTTATTTTCTTTCCACCACTCCCAAATCTCATTCTGTTCAATCGCATCAAGAGACTGTTTAGGCTTAGTTCCATAACGATCATCGTTAGGCAGGCAGCCCCAATCTTCATTCAAGACAGCTTCCATTTCCCACTTGTGAGTTTCCAAACCCTTCTCTTGAGTGATGTATTTATCAAGCTCAAAGAATAAGCAATGGGGAATACGATAGCACAAATCATACCACTGACCTTTCTCAAGACCACCATCAAGAACATGAGTATTTCCTTTAGAGTTCTTGAAATAGATACGAATAGAGTGGTAAAGGTCTGACGGGAACATGACAATGTTTTGAAGCTTGTCTGCTACCTTCTCAAAGAATGGAATTTTCTTTGAAAGAGAGTCAAGGAAATTATCCATGTCCTCTTTAGTCTTGAGGACCATAGGTTTACGTGGCGGAGTTCTCGACAAGAAACGTACAAGCTTGGAATCTGACCAATAGTTGAAACGAGTACGACGATGAAATTTAAAAGCCATTTTTAATCTCCAGATAAAAAGAAAGAGGCAGTGTCCCTTTCAGAACATGCCTCATGATAGAATAGATTGTGTCAAGCGTCAAGTGGTTTTGTAAGAATCGTAAGCAGAAGCAAAAGATCCTTGAAGGTTAGCCTTTGCATACTCGACAATAGACCGTTCAAAGAACGAACCGAATGTCTTGCCCATCATAGCATCAATCCAAGGAAGAGGATTATCTTTAACGTTCCAATTCTTCTTAAAGCCTAGCTGCTGAAGACGATAGTCAGCCACATAACGAATATACTTCTTAACGTCTTCTTTTACTAGGTTGCTCACACCACCAAGTTTAAAGATTCGGTCTACAAAAGCATCCTCTAGCTTTACAAGTTCACGTGCCGAAGAGTAAATATCCTTCTTAAAGTCATCATTGACAATACGGGGATGCTCGTCAAGGAAGATACGGAACAGCATTGTATTTCCTTCAACATGAATTGACTCATCAACCATGCTCCACCGAACAATATCACACATGCCCGGAAGCTTACCAAGACGATCAAAGTTTAGCAAGACAGCGAACGATGCAAAAAGACTTACTCCTTCCATCAATGTCTGCTTTGCCAAGTATTTAGCAAAATCACTCTGACTCTTCCCAATACTCTCAATCATGTACTCATGCTTTTCCTTCATTTCAGCATACTCTAAGAATTCATGGTAAAAGCTTTCACCAAAACCCATAGTATCTGAGAACAGAGCATAAGCACGAGTATGCGTACCCTCACGAGCAGCAAAGCTACCGAGCATTGCCCGAGCTTCATTGTTCTTGATGTAGGGGATAATCTTATCGTAATACCCTTGCCCTACGTTAACATCAGATTGAGTGAACAAGCGGAAGATGTTTGAAGTAAGATTCTTTTCCTCTGGTAGGATTTTACCGTTCTTCCACTGTTCAACATCAGTATTTAGTTTGGCCTCATGTTCATACCAATGCACTTTTTCATGCTTAATATTGATTTCTACAAGACTGTGATATTTAGGGCTATAGATTTCACTATATTCTGTAAGACTCAATTTTATCTCCTTATTTATCCCGAGCAGGCTGCACAATCTTCGCCAGCTTCTGGTTTCCAATCTTGAATTGCTTTGCGTTCAATTTCTTTAGCAACATCAGCGTTAATACCACGTTCCATACGAGCATAATACATACTCTTAGAGTATGGTGCTTTTAGGAACTTTAAGTGGACAGAGTTAAAGTATGCGCGATCACACCCAGCGGGATAGAAAGTATTCAGTGACTGACTCTGACAAACATACTGTGCTCGTGCATCAGACTGTTCAATAATCCAGTGTTGATCAATTTCAGGGCCAGTTTTAAACACAAGTTTATCATGTTCACTCAAATAATCCAAACCTTGAACACTACCATTATCCTTTTGGATAAACTTCCACTGATCATCAAGCCAACCATCAATCTTATCTTCTGCAATACCCATAGCACTTGCGTACTCTTTTAGCTTCACTTCCAAGTGGGGGTTTTTCACAAGGAAAGTGCCAGCACGAGTTGAATGGCTATAAGCATTACCGCTAACAGGTTCAATACTCGGACTCTCACCTAGAATAATAGCATTGTTGCTGTTAGGTGCGATAGCCATCAATGCGGAGTTGCGCATACCACTACCAATCATATCTTCCGGTTCGCCACGTTCTACAGCAAGTTTACGACTCTCTGTAACAGCTTGTTCCTTAATCTTTTTGTAGATTTTATGTGTCTCTTGAATAGCGCTACCAAAGCCACCCCCTTCCATTGGAATACCTTTAGACTGCAAGTAATAGTGCCATGAAAGAGTACCAATTCCGATTGCACGTTCCATTACAGCGGAGTGTACAGCTTTATCTAGTTCTGGACCAGCATTATCAATAAAGTATTGAAGAACGTTATCCAAGAATCGGGTAAGGTCTGCAACAAGGGTTGTATCTTTCCACTGATCAAATTTAGCAATATTCAAGCTACTCAGGCAGCAAACAAAGGTCCGTGATTCATCTGTAGGAAGGGTTACTTCAATACAGATGTTTGAACCCTTGATTTTCAAACCTTTATCTTTCTGTGTCTGTGGTAGTGCACGGTTTGCAGTATCAATCTTAAAAAGGTATGGCTCACCTTGCAAAGCACGAGCTTCAAGAATTTCTTCCCAAATGGAACGAGCCTTTACAGTTTCCTTGACTTCTTTCGTGTGCGGACACACCAAATCAAAATCTAAATCATCAAACACAGCCTGAATAAAATCATCAGTGATATTTACAGCATGGTGGAACTGTACGCGGTTATCTGCCTTACGGGCACTGTCACCGCCAGACGGAATACGGAACTTAATATGTTCAATAATATCGGGATGATTCACATCCATATAGTAAGCACAAGCACCACGCCGCGTTTTACCTTGCTTATAATAACCAATAATAGCATCCATAGTCTTCATGTACGGAATTGGACCCGGAGCTTTATCAGTAGTTGCCCGAATACTGTTGTGCAGACCTACACCACCACCAGCAACAGACAATGCTGCAAGCTCCACATTAGCGTCCATTTGCCCTTTAATGCTATCTGGAACTTCTAGAGCAAAGCAACTGATCGGCATCGAAGATGATTTCTCACCTTCCCACCACCACTCTTGATTCCATGCAGTGTTGTCACCAAATACCTTGCCCACATGCGTCCATTTACCGCTAGGCGCATTACTAAGTACAGGACTGGCAAACATAAACCAGCCTTTGTGCGCAGCTTCATAAATACGTTGAGCTAGGCCGTAATCCCCATAACAAAAAGCTTCAGATGCCCGTGCAATTGCATCGTTGAATGTCTCACCCTCTTTAAGATAAAAACCATCTAGAAGGGCTTTAGAAAAATCGTTAATATAACTTGGTTGATAATCAAACTTCTTAACTGACACTTAAATCTCCTTATGTTTTTCTTCTCGAATTGCCTTCTTTGCAGCGCCCTTGCTTACAAAAGCTTTCTCACTACTACCCTGTTTACTCATCTGTTCAAGCTGTAGTTTAAGACCAATGTCGCCAGTAGAGTCTACGATGTTTTCCCAACTCGAGTTGCCTGATTCTAGGTAAGCTTTATCTTGTCGTTCAACACCAACATAACGACTACCATACCAGGGGCTGTTGTCTTTCTTAGTAAGTGGTCGGTGATAACAATCTACAATTTCAAAGTATTCATTAGTATCTAATCCCAGAGAATAAAGAACCTTCTTCATTGCCTTTTCATCATTGTTTAGAATAGCTTGTTTTGCTTCTTCATAATTCATCAAATCGTAGAAGCTAATTTCACGTTGAATCATTCTTCATCTCCAACAATATACATAGAGAGTTCATCATCAATCCGGTCACGAAGTACATCAACCCAACATGCTTCATTAATTCTAAAATCTTGCCGCAGTTCGTCCAAATATTCAAAAGCAATTTCCCGTGCTTTCTCCAGTCCTTCTCGATAACCAAGGCGGAAATCCGCTGATTCATTTTCGTGTGTATACATTTCGTTAGTCATACTTCATCATCCTCTAGGAAAAACTCTTGTGCTGATACGCCATCCAGAAAGCTTGCATAAGCATCTTCTCGAAGGTCTAAAACTCGCCTTGCGGCATTAGCACTACTAAGACCTGCTCGTACTTGATACAAGTTCCACAAATCTGAAAGGTAGTCACAAAAGCCATAATCAATCGAATTCATTTTACTTCTCCAATACAGATTCAAGGAACGGGAAATACTTCAACACTTCTTCTCTTGCCTTAATTGCTAGATCGCAATGCTCAAGTTGAGTACCATTTTCTTTACGTAACTGAATGTAGTGCAACCAAGAGCGTACAGTACCATTCATATACATCTTACTCATTGTAAGACCTTCTGGCAAGATACAGCGAGCAACTTCTTTAGCAACACCTTGTTCAAGAGCACGTTCGTAAACATGCTTAATTTCTTCAAGCAAATAGCTTTGTTGATCTAGCCACCAATAATAAAGCTCGTTTTCTACTTCGTTCTTGCGATTTAGAGGAATGCTATTCTGACGATTCTTCTCGTCTTGCAGGCGACATTCACGGGTAATGAAGTCTGTGCTCTCTGCGTACCTTTGACTGAACTCCTGAAAACTAAAGCTCCGGTGTCGTAGAACCTGCCGTGCGATGTCTCTAGGGGCTTGAATCTCCATTGTAATATTGCAAGTTTCAAATACAGAATAATGTTGATGTTCTACGCAGTATTTAAGAAGCTTAGCTGCTGTATCAAAGTTGGTTTGGTTATTTGGTGCACTAACTCTTGCTGCATAGGAAATGATTCCCTCACTGTCTGGAATAAAATCTACAACGGGTTGTGTGACTCCAATTACACGACACTTGATGAAATCAAAGCTCATTAGTAATTCTCCTTTGGTACAAATTCATCCAACTCAACAGCTACAAAATCAACAGGCTTTGCAATCTTACCATCTTCTCGACGAACTGTGTAGAAAGCTAGACCATTCAACGTTGCCGTTTCTACATAATACTCTTTATCGTCACGAGCTTCAAGCTTCTCCTTAGCATCACAAGCTTCATAGAAAGAATTAAAGACTTTCTTCTGATTGTTGTCAATGATTTGCTGGATTCCTGCTTCAACATCAAACCCAGCTTTCTCTAACATATCAAACAGCTTAGAAAGAATTACGAAGGTGTCTACAGCACCGTCAAGTAATTCAATCATATCTCCATGAGTGATTGCAGAAATAGTTTCATTTGCTTCTTCTACAAGCAATTTTGATTGGAGTTCAACAGCACGTTCCCAATCTAGTGTGCCAAATTCGTGGTCTTTCACTCCCGCTTTTTTGTTCCAATCGATAATTTGATTGTAGAAGTCTTGCAGATTATTCACTTGTTTTCCTTATTTAAATTGATTGTTGTTTCTGTTGAAGATTATTAAAGTAACGCCTTACACAATATCCTCTCCCAAGACTCCAAGCAGTGCATAGGATAGTACAAACTGTTGCAATCGCTACTGGGTTTGTCAGGAAGGTTAGACAGGCCATGGTGATAATCCATGATCCGATCATCCCTATTGTAGTATTACTAGCTGTTTCAATCAAGCTTTGTTTCTTTGTTTGGCTCACTTAATTACACCTCGTAACATCAACTCAAGCTCAGCAAGAACATTGAACGCTTCGTGCGCTTTGTGAAGAATATTACTCTCTTCGTCAGTGCGTTGCAATGCTTCAACACCATTAAGCTTCTGAATAATTCCTTTCAGTTTATGTCGTGAAGCTGCTGCTGAGAAAGCACTGTCTGCATCTGGAAGATTCACCCAGTCATGGTCTTTATAACCTTTGTTTTCTGAAGCCCATGTCATTACTTTAGCAACTTCTAGAATTGCATTGGGGAATCCTTCATCAAACAATTCCATACGAATCTTATCTTTCTTACGTTCTTCTAGAACTGGACGTTCGATTGATTCTACAGAAGCTGCTTCAATAAAGCGCTTGTTGTAATGCACAAAGTCTTTAACTTCCTTTACAGCAATTGCGTCTTTACTGTAGATATTGCTAACAGTATATACCTCGCCTATATTGAGATTATCAAACCCATCTGACGATACGCATAAGACCTTATCTCCAACTTTAAACTTACTCACTTCTTTCTCCCTCTCTTTAACTACAATCTGAAAAGCCTGGGCATCCCAACTACCAGAAAAACCTTCTAACTTAATACTTGAATACGCCGTATCAGCAAAACTACTTACAATATATTCTCCAGTAAAGCTAAGACCATAACTTTCTGGTTTAATTCCCTGCCACATTGCAGGTTTTAGTTTAACAGTGTCTCCGACTTTCATATTTATTACCCCGTAATATTAGCTAACATGGAATCTCGTTTATCTTTAGATAGCAAGTTTACACGGGAACGTTTCTGTTGTCCAGTGATTTTATTGCGATATCTTTTATATTTACCAATGTTTGAATAATGGAAACCATCCTCTTCCCATACAGACATATCTAGAATTTCATCTACATATACGTCAAAGTTGGGGAGTGTGGAGTCCCAAGAACTTAAGATATCGTAGAGTTCTTCAAGGCTCAAGACATCATTGATGTTATAATCTCGCATCTCAGACCAAGCTTCTGGATTCCCTTTCATACATTCGGACCACAATAAATGGCCTGCAAACTTTCCATGGTCTAGCTTCTTGTATTTAGTACAAAGCTTATCAGTCATGTATTGAAGCTTATTAGATGTAAACCCAAACTGCGCCTTAGCAATAAGCATTGTATCTATTTGTCGGAATGTACTGGGCTTTGGATATCCATTCAACACTAAGCGACTGTTGATCTTTTTTACATCAAATCGTTTACTATTTTGTCCCACCACAATGTCAGCTTCATTCAGAAGTTTCCAAAGGTTACTTAGAAGCTTACTGTCATCTTCAAAGTCTTCTGAACCTTGAAGGTCTTCGTAGATAACTTCGTCACTACCCTTCCACTTAGCGCAATAGGAGAGTATTGACCAGTCCTCTTGGATTTGATTCAGGCCTACGTTCTGGTCCCATAAAGCCCAAACTTGAGCAAGGATAGGCTTAAGTTCAATATCAATAAAAAGTATTTTCGGCCCTTTCTGTTCCTTGGGAAGATCCCTAACTTCAAGACTTTTAAAAACTTTACGAAGGTGGTCAGAAACTGTGCTCTTCGCAACACCAAGCTTCTCCGAAACTTTACGCCACGACATCCCTTGTTTTGCAAGATCAACCGCCTTTAATTTCCATTCAACATTACTCACTCGTCTTCCTCCAAAGCTTCTTCATCGATCATTTCATTAAGAGTCTCTACAGCGAGAGATAAATGCTCCCATACATCCCTCCAAACACCTAGTTTATGTGCCTCATTAACTAAATCTTCGATGTCATTAGCTAGACTAATCAAATCTTGTTGTCTGCTCATACTTCTGTTCTCCGTTTTAAGTCCATATAAAGACTAAATACTTGCTTGTTCACTTGCACAACACTTTGCATTACTTCAAATTTCTCCATAACCGAAAATGATTGAAACTCAGCCAACACTTCATCAAGTTTGGAATGAAATCTTGCTACAATCTCTTCAGGAGTTTCTTTACTTTCTGAAAGATTCTTCTTAGCAAACAAAGAAATCACATTATCGTCTTTCATAAGCTAGATTCCCAATTGATTTGTGAATACATAAAAGAATGTTGTATATTCAATAAACGATGTTGTGAAATAAGCTGTCCAATAATTCATTTATAAGCCTCATCAAATTGTTCAGAGTCTTGAATTGAAGTGTTATTAATCACAACTTTATATTCAACTTTATCAGATTCAATAAGAGTGAGTAGCTTATCAAGCTTTGCTTCAAGCTTTTCCATACGAAGTACAAGCTCACAGTACATACGTTGCTTAGTGATTTTATCGCTCATTTTCAATCCTCAATTGTTTAATTATCTGCCCTCTGCGCTTAAGTCCATTCTTATCTGGCTTAATTCCTCGTTGCTCTAGCCATTTAATATCTCCTTTAGCTTTACAGATAGCAATTGCTTCTTTTGTATACGATGCCTCTTCGAAACTAATCCCCATCTTTTCAGCATAAGATTTAATTTTGTGTGCTTCCTTTGACACTAGCTGCATATTATCCTTTGAAGCACAGAGGTGTAAGATGAATGGTAGCACATCCTCCCAATCTTTCAAAGAAACATTTCCCAAAATATGGTCGATTTCTGAAGCGGACTTCCCTACCCACTCACCAGAGAGGGCGCAATACGCACCGGACTTAGCACGACCTTTGTAGTCTTCTGGTGGAGGCTCGCACACCCCATTCTTAAACTCAATCTTCAGGGGCCACTTTTCCCAAATAGCTCGCCTCAGTGCTCCACGAAGGAATACAAAAAAGCTTGACTTTGTAGGCCAGATGTGTGGGGCTTCAATCCATGGTTCTTTCATTCTCGCTCCGTAAAGTCACGCTCTGAATAAGCTAGACAAAACTTATAGACAGCCTCTGACATATTTGTATACTCATCAGTACCACAATATTCTAGATAATCTAGTTCTACCAACCATTCAATATTGTTCATAATACTGTCATGCATTTTATCAGGATTTACTTTACTCACACTTCAATCTCCATAGCTTTCAAAAAGTCTTTAACATGCCCTACATCTTTATTGACATCAGTTCGCATCCTAAGAAGTCTAAACTGTTCATTCAAATGATCGAGCCAGTCACGATCACTAAACTCTCCACGGAAGGAAACAAACTGCATTCTTACCTCACCATAGTACCCTTTGTAAGCCTCTACAACACGCTCAAATACTTCTTTAGGGGTTTCACAAGGATCTAGTAAGGATCGTGCTGTCTTCTCACCTAAACCGGGCTTACCGGGCTTTCTGATACCATACTTCTTAAACATTTCTTCTGGTAGTTGTGGAAGGCCGGGAACTGAATCAATTGTATCGCCTTTGAGGCATTGTACAGCAAGATTCTTCACAGCTTCTAAAGCTGAAATCTTAACAAGACCTAACTCTGGTTTATCAAAGTTATACTGGATGCAAGGATATTGCAGAAGATCCTTATCAATGAAACAAGCTACAGTATCTAGATTTTCATGTTTACGTTTAGCTCGAATCCAAGCTTTCCAAATCTCTTGTGTTACGATTTCATCAGTCTCAACACCCTCACAAATGAGCATTTTATCTTTGTATTTCTTTAGCATGTACTGTTTGACGACATCATACAGCAAAGGTTTTACAGGACGTTCATGTTTATAAGGTTGTGTCTGAGCAATTTCATAACGAAAGTTTGTACCAACACCAAAACAAATCTTGAAATCTTTACACCAAGGTTGATTAGTGATTGCTTCAATCTTGCTTGCAAACCTTCCTTTTACTATTGATTCAGCAGTAATTGGTTCACCTTCGCTGTTGTAAACATCTGCTAGCTTGGTGACAACTTGGGTAATCTCAAAATCATCAGAACTTACTTGAGGCTTGTCTGTACCTTCTCGACTTTTGTTTAGCTCCGCAAGCCAGCCACCTTGTCTTTTCAAGTAATGACCAAAGAACTCGGTTTGGTTCTTGAAGGTCTTAGTCCACCCTGTTTCTTTGTGTTTAACAAGAACACTTGTTTCTTGTCCTGCTAGTGCAGCATGGATTATGAGAGTGTCTATATCAATCAGGGCTGTGTATTGCTTTGTCATCCTAGCTCCCATAAGTTGAAAGATATAGAATCCCTTTCTTTCCTGTTTTCTTCGTAAATTCTTCGTGCGCTTTATGAACCTTCTCTGCCCAAGTGAACTCATCAATCTGAGAGTAACTAAAGTCACCACAATTCTTTACAAGAACACCAAAAAGACAATCTTCATAGTCTGCATCAAAATAAGGATGAACTACTTCCAAACCACAATCATACGGATCTTCTACACTATCAACCAAATCTTGTACATCACCATATGGCAAACCTACTAGAATACGTGCTGAATATTCAATGCCCATATAAATCTCCTTGTATTTAAAAGCCCCGTTTCCGAGGCTAATTCTACTTCTTAGTTTGAATAAAGCTCTTGAATTTGCTGAATCTCATTAAGCTCTTCGGCTTTAGCTTTAAGATCGTCTTGCTTTACCTTTGCCTTTGCAGCCTTCATGATCTTCTCTACTTCTTTCTTATCAAAACCAGAAGTATTGTACTCCTTATGATAAACAAACTCCCCTTTAAGCTCTTTCAGGTCTTCAGTAAGAGTAAGAATCTCTTGCTCTAGTTGATATGCACGATCAAACAGGCTTTGCTTTTCCATTATTTATTTCTCCTTAAAGGGTTACTAGTAGTCGTTGAATGGCTTTTGAATATGCTTCTACAGCATCAAGATCCCGTCCGTTGATTGCTGCTAGCAGTTGTTCATAAAGCTTAATTACGTTTTGATTGTGTAGTTGTTGTGACATTATACACCCTCCTTCAGTTTAGTTAGTGCTGCTTCAATTTCTTGGATTTCTGCTTCATTTTCTTGAATCGTTTGCTGCAAACTTTCTTGTCGTTCAAAAGTTCTTTCAACTCTTCGTCATTGTATTCTTGACTTTTAATAAGTTGTTTCAGTCGTTGCTCTAGTTGGAAAATTGCACTGTTCATTCTGTCTCCTCATTTAGTTTAATTTCAGTAGTGCTTAGGACAACCTTATCGAAGTCAGAACAGTCAAGATCATCCAAACTCACTTTATCAAGCAAACTCTTACTAATCTTACCAGCAGGAACTAGATGACCCAGAATGCAGGATAGATAGTAGAATTCTTCTTTACTCAATTGTAGATTCCAATAAGCTTGTTCTTGTGGAGCAGCAAACATCTGATTAATTACTTCTGTCGCGGCTGGGGCTGCTGTTTCTTGATAAGTTTGAAGTTGTCGCTGCAAATCTTTAGCTAGAGCCATGTAGGTGTCTAGTTCTGTTTTACAGCCCGGAAGACCTAGTTTATGTGCAGCAAGGTAGGTACTTACTGTAGCATCTCGTTCAAAACTCATTTGTTTCTCCTAATTCAGTCTAAGCAGTTTTCATATCGAGAGATTAATGCTTTTGCGACTCTCTGGTCATCTTGTTCATTTGCTAAAATGTGCGCTTGTTGTAACTTAAATCTTAACCAAGCCTCGTGTGCTTCTTCTGGGGTTTCAAAATAACCGAGGTTTTTATTCTTACGCCAGCTTCCTGTTCCGCATTTGACAGCGAATTTACCAACTCTCTTATTGAAAGAGACGCCTATAGGCGTCTCACCTCTTGCAGCACTGCTGTCTGTTAAAAATTTGTTAACTTTTTGATCTATGAAAATACAAGTATCTGGACTATATAGTTTATTACCTGGTACTAGAAGATCCTTATCAAGATGCTTGCCTTCCCAATCTTGTGTTTCCATCCAAGCCTTGAAGTTAGATAAGTATAGCCATTCGGGGATAGTCGAACAAAGGTTATAGGTCGGAGCCCTTTCTTTCAGTTTGTCCTCGTAATACCTTCTCAACATTTCCCTCCACCTGGAGTAAAACGGGCACCTCCAAATAATCTTCTCTTTACCGTTTATTATAGCGTGCTCGGTAACTTTATAATCAACATCATTAACGCCTACGCCACAGACCAATTTAGTTTTCTTTCTCATTTCTGATACCCTATTTTCAAATGGCTCGTCCATGAGCCTTTTCTAGTATCAGAAAGGGATATCCGAGCTATCGAAGTCTGGCTCCGGCTCCGCAACCTTGCCCTTCACCTTAGCCTGAGCTTCTGACATTTGACGCTCTGGAACATCTGAGAAATCATCAGCAAGAGTTGCCACTTCACCCAGTTCATCAAAGTTTGAACCACCGCCAGCCTTCTTGTACTCAATCAGTTCATCAACACGAATAGCTTTCAGTCGGGCAAAAGTACCAAAGTCGTTAGTGTTCTCCTCATAGCTTGCAACACCTTTACTACCGTTTGATACCAGCTTGTCTTTAGTGATGTCTACAAGCTTACCATCAGCACCCTTCTCAAATACCCGTGGGCGGTATTGATCTGGTACGGGATGAATCTCACCGTCTTTCTTGTACTGCGCAGGCTTCTTGAGCTTAATTACAAACTGCTCATCTTGATCTGCAAACGGAGGATCAATCTTGAAGATGGTTTTGTAATCTTCGTTGTCAATCTCTTTTGCTTTCTGTTTGGGGAAAGCCTTGTTCCAAGCTTTAGCGTCTGCCTTGCTTACAGTGCAGTCAACAGTGTATTCCTTTTCAGTATTGCTACCGTATTTGAAGTCGCTCTGCTGGATCTTTACGTAGCCGAATACAACATTATTTAGAGTGCCCATTTCTTAGTTTCCTTTTGGAGTATAATTAATTAACATTTCATAGAGTTTTGAGGGGATAACTCCCTCATATTTCTCGGCTAACATTCTAGCCTTTTCTTTCTTTTGTTGCAAGTATCTTGCGTTAGTTTTCTGAGACTTTTTGACAACTCTTGTTTTCACGCCTACCAAAAAGTAATTTATATCTGGAGGAACAAAAACACAGGTTTGTGGACTATACTCATAACTTTCTATGCTAAACCAGTCTTTATCAAGATGCCAGCCTTTACTTGGAAAATTTGGCTGATCGTAACACCACTTCGCAAAAGTTTGGTAGTTTGCCCACTCCTCACAGATACTAACATTATGATAGCTCGGATTGCCCATCTCATCGTAACACCGACGAATCATGTTCAGCCAGTAGGTGTAGGCTACTTCTTCTCTCGGTCCTTTGTACGGACCTATTCCAAAATAACCAAAACCCCGTACTGAACGTCTCAATTTATCCTTAACTTTCCCGGACTTGATTGATGTCGTTAGAAAGAAATCCTCAAAACCTGTATCCATAAACCTTACTTTAATCTTGTATTGGTTTATATACTCAAGGATTTCTATATTCCCTGACAAGAGTGTCGGTACAATTTCACCTACTCTATACATTCAATTTATTTACTCCCGCTTATTATCAGTATGCGCTTGGCGCGTTATATTTTACTACGTTATTTGTATTTCTACAAATTCTTTACATAAAGCCAACAGCAACCCATCCAAAGAAGAGTGCTACTAGCGGTAGAATCAACCAAGTGATTAGACTTGAAACCCAATCATCTTGATTCTTGTTTTCTTTGATACCACGAGTAGACAGGAACAAACCAGCTACAAGAGTGACGCCATATGCGTGTGCAATGCTAAGGGATTTTACACCAAGTGGGACAATAAACCAACCCCACAAAATACTCAACACCCATGCGTTGTAGATTGCAAACAATGTGATTGCTGTAATTGCTCCAACTACCACACCAATAACTGCCAGTGCTTTCATCGAATATTTACCTCCTTAACCAATTGATATTGACGCTGTAGAATCTTCGCTTTAGGAAATCCTTGTTTCTTTACAAGTTGTAGCTCCTCACGAGCGTCTTGACGCGACTCCAAGTCAGTAACAATTGCCCCTACTTGTGGATCAGTGATTTCATAAGTGTAGATGGTTTTGCTCATTTCATTCTTCCTCGTCTTCGTAGTTGTAATCTTCTTCGGTGTTAGTAACACTTAGCAAATCAAGCAAATCTGGTACGTCATTTTCAAAGTTAAAGTCCCAGAAGTTACCAGTTCGCCAAAGCTTACCATCAACATACAGTTCTAGCATTTCACAATCTTCGTCCTTACGGAACACCACTCTGCTCATTGTTGTTTCTCCTTACGTTTATTTGATAGATTTTAATCTCTACCCCATCTATTCTACACGAATCTGTGAGGATGTAAAGCTTTATTTTCAGAAATTAGTGGATTTCTGAGTATCGCTTGCCTACTTGTGTCTCACAACCTAATGCACGCCTAATTTTATACGTTTCGTTAACTTTTTCAACAGATGATTTGATAATTTCTGTAAATTCTTTTACGAATTTCTCAGAATCCCTTACACACAAGATACATTCATCCCAACTGTTACGCACTCGTTAGGTGCCCAACCTTTCGATTGGTGGCGGACTATATCACAATCTCCAAAGAGATTCTTTGCCATTTCGACAGCACTTGCTGCCTACTCCATAAAGGATAGTCTCTAGGCTTTTATGTCTTACGACAATTTAGCACGGTAGGTTGGCATAGGACTCTTGTAAATCCCTTAGCTTTCCCCGTTTAAGCAAAGTTATTCAATGCAACTCACGCTGCAAGGCCACAATGATGTTTATGGAAACTTCCTGTCAATGTTTTCTTTCCGTATCGCTTCTCTGTCTCCATCAGAATGTTGTCAACCCACATATCAAAGAAGAATGAACCTGTACCCTGTGCAAGCGTAGAGAATCGGTCTGACTCTTTACGAAGTGCATAGCAAAACCCATTGATTGGATTCACAAGCCATTTATTCCCCTTACTATCGCGCACTACAACTTGCTCTTCTGCAATCGCCTTTACTGCCCAGTTCAGTTTCCAATAAGCTTCATGCAAGGCTTTACCCTCTTTAAGACTTACGCCTGCTGCTTGTGCGATCTTTGCCGGACCTGCGTTGTAAACAGAAGCATAGTTTGTAGTCTTACCTTTCTTACGTGCAGCCTTAGCATTGGCAGATTTTACACCATTTTTGAAATCATCGAACTCCTTTTTAGTAACCATTCCTGCTGTAAGAGCCATGAGAATATGTGGGTCAAAGTCATCTTCTTGCATTGTAGCAACGTATTCCGGGTCATGTGGCAACATCAGGCCATGTTTTACACGATCTTCCAAAGAGGACATATCCGATCCTAATAAACACTTACCTTCGCCAGCAATCAAAACACCACGAATCTCCTTCCCGTAAGGTTTGTCAATGCCAGCTAGGTTCACAAGCTCCCTATGCATAACGCGCAAAGTATTAGTAAAGCCTCCAATACGAGCTTGTAGGAACTTACCCTGTTTCAAGTCTCGGATAAAGCCTTTAATCACCCCAAGCCTATGCTTTGCAACGTTGTATTCTGCATACTTTTTAATTTCTGGGACTTCCTCTGCCAATTCTAGCACAGATTCGCAAAGCTCTTTTCCACCCTCACCACCTACAGTAATTTGTGGAATCGCTCTTTCTTCTGGCTTACTGTCTTTCCATTCTGTCCACTTGCTGTGGTGACTTCCCTCTTTAGGCTTTCTGGCAATCCAAGCATTAAAAGCATCCTCATCTTTTTCATACTTGAAGCTAACAGGGGACCAGCCCTTTGAATACAAAAAGTTCTTTACTTGAATTGGTGATGAAGCACTAGGTTCCTCATAGCCATTTAAAACTTTAAATACGCCTTTTACATCTGTTGCCTCAACTCTTAGAGTGCCAAATTCATCAACTTCTTTTCGTTCGTAAGCCTCCATTAATTCTTTCCACTTAAGGCCTGTTGCAGAAAGGCTACCGTCCTTCTTAAATGGCTTTTTAGGGGCTTCTTTCTTTGTGTACTGTGCAACTTTAGGCATCACGCTTTCAAGTTCATCTTTGGCAGCATTACAAATTGCCTCAAGCTTTTGTTCTGTTTCAAGCAGAAGTTCTACATCAACCTCCCATTGAGTTTTCTCTTGAAGCCTTGCACAATCCATCTTGAACATCAGGAACGTCAAAAGACGGTTAATATGTTCTTCTACAGACAAGCCAACTAGAGAGTCAATGTAAATCTCTTCATAATCTGAGATTCGTTTACCACCAACAGCGCCTGCGTCAATCTCAGTCTTTACCATTGTGTAAAGTTCAATCAAACGATGCTTCAAATCTTTCCACAAAGCTTGGTTGATCTTAACGTCTTCCTTTACACGGTGCTCATAAACTTCATAAGGTTGTTCAGACCAATCTTCAACCGGAGGTTTCTCAATTCCATAATCCTCATGGAAAGTCCCAAGACCATGAAGCCTTCGGTCAAAGTTGAGATACCAGCTAATTGCGAGACTATCAATTAGCATAAGCTTTGACAGGTCAATGTTGAAAAGCTTCTCCATCAAAGGTACGTCAAAGGAAATACCGTTGTGCATGACAATTGGAACTTCATTATCAATGTGCCATTGAAAGAATTTAACAATTCGTTCTGATTCTTTTGAACCATTAAAAACCATTACATCTTTTTCATTCATTTGGAAGCCAAGCACATGCAACTTAGTGGCTACATCCAAAAACCCATCAGACTCCAAGTCGGCTACTGTAGCTTTCTTCCAATTATAAATGCTTTTCAAACTTACTCTCCTTAAAGTGAATCTCCTTCCCATTCGTACTGAAGGAGTAAACCTGTGTTTGCTTGATATTGAGTTTTAAACTTGTCTTCACCGCCAAACATACGGTTCTTAATGCAACCAATGAAGCTGTTAGCCTTCAAATCACCTTGGGCATGCTTGTTACGCTCAAAACTCATTAGCAATGGGAATGCACGCATGATACCACGGCTGCCTGTAAATTGAGAAGCGAAAACTTCGCCACCTGACTCATGGTCCCGAGCATCTTTACCCTTTGGTGGGTTCAAGTGGCTGTAAACACCAATGTGAATGTTTAGTTCAGCAGCTAGGTTTGCAAGCTCTGATGACCATTTGTTAATAAACTCGTTCGCCTCACCAGTGGTTAAGTGGTCCACAAGTCGGGTCATGTTATCAATTTCTACAAACCTTACACCATACTCCATAGCATTGTAACGAATAGCTTTTACAATTTCCTCAATATCAAAGCGATTTGTTGCGGCCTGTCCCTCACTTTCCCACAAGAAAAGCTTGCCTTCAAGCGAGTAAGCCGTTTCTAGGTACTGCTCTCGGTGTACCTCATGAACGCTTGGAATGTGATAGGGAATGCCGTCAATTTTACCTGCTACGTTGTAGAGTGTTGATCGGTTAGGCTCTTCTAGCAGAACAGAAAACACCTTTTCCTTGTGTTGCACAATATTGTGCGCCGCCTTCATATGAGAGAGTAGCGTTTTTCCTAAGCCTACACCAGCACCCGTACAAGTCGCCTCACCCATTCGCTGTGTACAGTTCATATCTGTAAGCCCCTGCCATGGATAAGAGAACCCAGGATCAGGTGGCGTATCATCACGAGAAAGTACAGACGATACGCTTACCACACCTTCAGTAACAGGTTTTGCACTTTTCCAAATACAGAAGTCTGCAAACAGATCACCATCACCCTTTAGCAAAATGTCATTTGCATCTTTGGCGTTAGTTGGATAGGTTGCAACTTTGATGTCTGGAAGAACCTTTTGAACTTCCTTGACTGCTTTTTTGCCAGCTTCATCGTTGTCAAATACTAGAACAATTTCTGTAAAGAACTTGTCAATCTCTTTACGCATACGACCGAGTGTTGTTACAGCACTGCCAACACCGTGGGGCAAACTTACAACAGCAAATCTATTGTATTGGCTCTTACGCTTATTTGCATGAGCTTCTAGCATCATCTCAAGAGCGCGGCAGTCAAACTCACCCTCAGTCACATACAGACGCTTTACACCTGACTTCTTTGCAATCTCCCAGTTGAATAGGTCAGCACCTTTAATGTCACCAACAGACCACATTGCTTTCTTATCAAGCATAATGGCTTTGTAGCCTACAAGCTTCCCATCAAACGTATAAGGGAAATTGAAGGTGAAAGGTGTCTTACCATCGTACTCGCTGAAGGCAAGTTTAATACCAGCTTTAGCAAAATACTCTGATGCAATCCCTCGGTGTACAAAGTTTGGAGGTTTTAGGTTGCGAATCTCCTGAATTTCTTCTTGGATTTCATCTTCTGATTTACGTTTTGGTGGCCTTGGCTTTTCTCCATTATATGGATCAGAAACGTAAGCTTCCAAACCTTTAGCAGCACAACTAAAGCAGTAGCCAGTAAAGATATTTTTTGCATCATCATAGAACACTTGCAGACCTTTATCAGAGGTGCAGTGTGGTACATCATGTTTAATACGTTCAACACATGCCATTAAGATTCTTCTCCCTTAACTTCGTTAACAAACGGACGACTATAAATATACTTCTTGTCTATTTTATCTTCGCTTTCTTCAACAATCACAGCAATTTGTGTAATTCCTGATTCCATGTCTTTCTTAATAGCTTTCATCAAAGCTGTAATGCTTTTGTGTTCTGTTTGGTTCATTTAGTAGTCCTCCCAACCGTTAGCCTCATTTTCTTCGTGCGCAAGCTCTTGCATTCTTTCATCAATCATGGTAGGACTGCAAGCACATAACCCATAGTCAATTCTCCAAAGTAAAACAGCCTATTTAAAACGTTTTCCCCTCTTCCCTACTACATACACAGATTCTTCAAGAAAACGTTTCTATGTACGTTTTTGGGCGTGGAAATGCTATGTTTTAATCGTTATTCAAGCACAAGACTTGCCACAAAACTGAAAGTCACAGGTTCTTTGTCATCTTCAGCGTAAAACTCAATCTTACCGCAGTCTGCCCAGATGTTTACACGAGAGGCATTCTTAAATCCTGTCTTCTCTGCGATGCTGTCAAGCAGTACACAATCATAAAGACAGATTGCCATAGTCTCAAGAGTATCCCAGTCTTCCCAGCTTTCAATGAAATTGTATTCAATAGCCTTAGTCATTCTTCATTCTCCCGCTCGATTTCGAGCATCAATTTAGCTTTCACAACATTCTCAAGCCCACACAGAATAGCATCACTTTCTTTGATCGTCAACTCAAAAGGAATATTATCCTCGTCAAGCTCCAACACATGTTCGATTGTGTATTCAATGTCGCACAAAGGTCCGTTAGCGCTTGCTCCCCATACCTCGTAAGCGTGTACGTCTGCCGTGATGATGAGGTTATCGATTTCGATGATATATTCCATGATATTCGTCTCCGACGATTCCGAGAGCTTGTGTTTGCTTGCCTATGTATTAATTAAACACCATTAGGCGATACTTGTCAAGAATTTTACTCTCCAAGCTCTTTCTTAAGGGCCTCTAGTTGAGCACGTTTTCTAGCAAGGGCTCGTTCCTTTTCAACAGCCTCTTGGTCAATTCGGGCTTGGTACTCCTCGTCTGTTTCAAGCCTGCGGTCGTAAAGATTCACTTGTTGACGGTCACCACAGTCGTAATCATATTCAGTCTCCCACTCAAGTACCAGTGTAGAGCCTTCTGTTTGACATTCACCCTTGAGCTTTTGTAGGTAGGTAATAACCTCATCAACCGTGCCAGAAAGCTCTGATGTCAAGTACTGATATTGGCGGCGTACATCTACTATTTTCTTAGTCATTTGTATTTCTCCTGTGGATTTGATTTGATAGACACCAATTTACCACATTTCCCAAGTAATGCAAATAGAATGTTTCTATTGGATTGTGTGAGAATGGTAGAGAGATTTAATTAGACTATTGTGTCTATTGTAGTATTCTTTTCAGGAATCGGATTTCAAAAGCCCATGAAAAATTACCATACGAAAAAGCTTGTATATAGCAAATTCTCATGATATACTTGTACCCTCTTTTAATTTCTAACCTATAACAAGGACATTAATTGAAAGATCGGATAGGGTTTGTCGGGACTACAACGCTTAGCTCTATCTTAAACGCGCAAAAGGGTTGGTACAAGGCGCAACCGTAGCTCGTAATCTGAAATCGGTGTACTGGCTCCCGTGTAAGGGGAGAATGACAGATAGGAATAGCAGCTTACCATGATCTATTCCCCAACGCAAGGTATTCTCCTATGGTATCTTGTGGATTGCCTACATTGCAATCATCTAACCTCGTCTGAATTTAGGAGCCTCTGTAAAGAGGAATTCCATAGGATAGGGAAGGATTGGACATGAGCCTATACGCATTCTAAGCAGTGTTAGCCGAAGGGTTGACAGAAAGAGAATCTCTTTTTAACTGTATGGATGTGTATAGGGTAGCTCTATCCAATTTCTTCCTGAACTGATTTAGGAGTTTATATAATTAATAATAACTTAACTAATAAGAAAATATGTATATAGAATATAACGAAGAAGAAAACAATAAATACTTAAAAGATCTAGTAGAAATCATAGATCAATTACCAAACAGCCTTGAAGAAGCAAGGGTTTCCAAATCTATTTACTACAAACCTAAAAATGGCTGTCGCAATGGGCATCTACCTTTCCGCTATACATCTACAGGAAGATGCGTAGCTTGTGTTAGGAAGAGTAAGAAAAAGCATTTTGAAGATAATAAAGAAAAATATTATAAACAAGCCGTGGCTAGACAAAATGAAAGATATAAAAACGACCCTAAGTTTAGGGCAAGTTCGTTGCTAAGGGATTCAGTTAAAAGGATTTTTAGAAGCATAGCTGGCAACAAGGATAAGAAAACTTTTGAAATATTAGGCTACTCTGTGGAAGAGTTTATGGAAAACATTTCCTCTAAATTCCATTCTGGTATGTCTTGGGATAATCATGCAGAAGTCTGGCAATTAGACCACGTAATCCCTATGGGAGCATTTGATTTTACCTTAGATGCTCACAAGGTTTTTGTAAACTCCCTTGAAAATCTTCAACCTTTACTGCTTTCCGACCATAAAGCTAAAACAAAACTTGACATACGTAGACTGTACCTGCTAAGCTCCACCGGAGAAATACCTGATGAGTGGTCTTGGTTGGTTGCAGCGCATTGATAGTGATATTGCTTTACGTGTGATTGATCTTATGATACAAAATGGTGAAGTAGCTCTGTGCTACCACGATTCATTCTGCTGCCGCGAATCAGTTGAAGATTTATTGCATGCAGCTATGGTACAGGCATGGAAAGATGTGCTAGGATCAGATAGATACTGTAAGATTTCTAAAAAGTAACTTTGTATCAAAAGGAAAATATTATGGACTACATTGAGGTTAACCATGTCATCAGCGAGGCATGGGATGCTTTCTTTAAAGTTTTAGAAGAAAACGGTATTGATGAATCAGCAGTAGCAGAGCTTATGGATAATAAGGACTGTTTTAACGACATCCGAGATTGTGTACAACAAGCAGCAGAGGATAAATAAATGGCTAAACTACATGATTATGCTGAATCTCAAGTAAAGAACATGATTGAGCAGCTTGGACCTAAAGAGTTTATAACGGCCCTTCACAATGCTAGTGCCCATGGAGATGTTTTCCGCTATGCAGGCTTTGAAGGTGCTATGTTCCGTGACACAAACGATGAACTCCTAAAGGAATGGTACAAGGGGATTGACCAGCTAGCAAAGATTGCTAAGCGAATCGAAACAGAATAATTTCATTAGCCTTCTTGACTGAGGGCTTTTTATTTCCTAAAATTATCACATCAACCAAAGAGAGACTTCCCATAAACATCTTCGCTAGCTCCAAATGCCCAATTGAATCAGCACAAGCTCTTGCTAACATTCATGTTAATAAAATGATTTGTGAGTCCCTTCAATTGCTGTGTACGGCTCACAATGTTCTTGATGGGACTGTGAAAGGATTTAAGCCTACACACCAAAATCACCCTTGCAGTATCTTCACTCGAAAGTCAAGTGGCAATTACGAATGGCTTTATAAGCATTTCAAAGCTTTGTGTGATGAATACACATTCCGTACTAGTAAAGTACATAAGTGTGCAGAACATCTTGAGGATGTGGCTACGCCTCCATTGAATATCCCACAAGGTGAGCTTGATTTTGATTTCATGTGTATGGATGATGATTGCAAGAAAACGCTTGACGTCCATAAGAATTATCGCTACTATCTGTCTAAGAAGTACAGCGAATGGCAAACACGGGTTGATAAACGACCGATTGTTGCCACTTGGACGAATAGGAATAAGCCTGAATGGCTTTTTTGAGGAGAAATCAAATGACTACTTGGATATACGCAGAACAATACGAAAAGCTTCTTGAAATGCTTGCTAAAGACTCACGACCTTGGCGTCCTGTCTTCAACATCCCTAAAGACGGAACAAAGATTTATTTCAAATGTGGGGTTGACTACAAAGGCGATATTCAATATGATGTTGGGTATTGGCAGGATTACAGGAAAGAATGGCATTATGATGGTGTGTTGGACGGAGAATTTAATACAGAATTTGGCAATTGTGACGAAGTTTTTGGTTGGAAATATGTGGAGGAACCTCTATGACTGAGCCTAAGCGTTACGATATGAAATGGGAATACCCTGGGATTGTCAAGGTAGAATCAGAATTCGGTCAGTGGGTAACTTACTCCTCTTATCAAGACCTTCTAAAACAATTTGACAAACTAGAAGAAGCTGGTTTAGGATATTGGTTGATGGATGAATTCGTTTTGATTAAGGAGGTGAACTGTGACACGTCGAGCTATTGAGCTTACAGGGACAGACATTGTGTTAGAGCTATCCAAAGTAACAGCAGTTCGCACTAAACAAAGGATGATTCATTTGGATGAATTGCCAGATGGTACATGGCGAATGATTTACAATGGGGAACACATCCCTGATTTCACAAAGATTTCTGCTTTCACTATTGTAAGGGAGGATTAACCGTGTGTAATTTACCAGCAGAGTGTGATTGTGATCTATGTCAATATTGGGAAGAAAACGGATGGGATGTTTCACGAACTCCCGATTGGCAACTCCCTAAAGAGGATGAAGATGATGACTGAGGTCAAAGAGGGAGACATTTATCGATGGTCGTACAAGAACGAAGATGAATACTACCAGAAACACAGCGCTAGTGGAACAGCTTATTGGTGTATGGATAGACAAGCTGTAGCTATTGAGCGAAATGGAAGAATTGTTTTGGTAGACACCTATTGGAATGGTCCTGATCCTAAACTAGTCCGAATCTCTGATAGCACACATTTTGTTGATGTTGATAAAGTTGATTTGGAATTTGTCTGTAATGCAAATGATGTTATTGCTTTGCATTCTTGGGAACAAGAAGATTATGATGTAATTTATAATCTTAGTTGGCAGAAAGGGTCTTACAAAGTGCTTGCTACAGACAAAGAAGCTTACGACAAAGGACCAAGCAAAGCTGCTGTATTGAAGAAGCTACAAAATCAACTCCGAAAAGCTAACGAAGATTTTCGAAGTGCTCAATGTAGCATTGAACGTATTGAAAAAGAAATTGAGGATCTATACAAATGAAAGAAATTAAAAACATTGTACTAAAAACAAACAATTTCCTTATCATCGCTCTATTTGTGATTGTTCTATGCTTTTCTGGCATCACTGTAATGTCAGGAGCTGTATGGCAAGGGATTATATTCTTGATTGCAGGGATTGTTGTCGCAAGCTTGATGAGCGGTTATTATATCCTTATTCACAGCATCTTGGTTGAGAATGAGAAGCAGAGTAAGATTTTGGAGAATATCTTGAAGGAAATTAAAGGAGATTGATATGCTTTATGTATTTCTGTGGGTTTTCCTTGGTTGGATAGCTTCTTTCTTTATTACTGTTTTTGAGCTTAAACGTGGTATTGACTTTGAAGTCAAACATCTATGTGTAGCTGTGTTTATGGGAGCTTTAGCCGGACCTCTAATGTTCTTTGGATTGCTTTCATACCTAAACTGGGATAAAGTTTTGATTGAAGGAGATAAGAAGTAGATCATGCTTTTCACAGATCATTACACACAACCATCGTTTGCAGAAGATTTACGTGCTGGATATGTAAGGAAGCTTATCGATCAAAAAGAAAAGCTAATTGAAGAAGCTTTCAGGCTTTTAATTGGTGATGACGACATAAAACTTTACAAAGGACGTTTGCATTGTCTAGTGAATCCTGCTAAAGATGAAACATACACATTAGACGAGATTCCGGTGATAGAGATTCATCCAATGGAGTTTAAAAATGAGTATAATGAACAAGGCGATCCTACGCTAACAGCTTATTACAATTATAGAATCTTATATAAAGGAGATAAAAATGCCGTTTAATCCTGTAGGTCGAATTCTTTGTCCTGAATGTCAACACTTTGTAGATGGTGATGATTGTCCTAAGTGTGGTTGGCAACAAGAACTATTCGTAGAAGATCCTAAAGATAAATTAGTAGCTTTAGTTCAACAAGGAATTAATTATCTTCAAGAGCATGGTCATTATCCAGAAGCAGCAGACCTTGAATATAGTTTGTTGAAGATTCTAGGGCAGGAAGATGATTGACATTCTTTGGTGGCTATTCCTCATCTTCTTTGCAATAAGCCTAATCTGTGAATCAAACTGTACATTTGCTTACAGCTACGCTAGTGAGAAGTTTTGGATGTACATTGGTGTATTCTGTATGATTGCAGCTTTATTTTGTGGCGGATTGGCTATGTATATTACAAGCAAAACATGCGAAGATAGTGTTGTAGCCAAGGCTGCTGGTATTTCTGATAGGTGTTATAAAGGAGAAAGTAGATGAATACGATTACAATTCGTACAGATGAAGCCAGCGAAATGGCTTGCGTTGACTTGAACGATAAGTGTGTCATGATGGGTAATTTCTGGGACTTTCACCCTAACTGCATGGGCATTCGAGAGTATGGAGATTTTAATAGTTACACACAACTTGCAATGGCTATCCAAAAGAAAGTTGGTGGTGTAATTACTTATGATTTTACTTGGAGATACGATGAATGAGTAAATTAGTCTACGTCTTAAGCTCACATGGCGATTGGTCAGGCATCTACATTGACAACCAGCTAGACTATGAAGGTCATTCTATCCCCGTCTGGGTTTGGCTTGATCTGTTTAATCTTAGTGGTGTTACAGAAGCTGTTCAATTTGAGGTTGATGGTGAGTGGCTTGAAAGCTGTGGTAATTTTCCTGAATTCTTTAGTGACATCCCAAAGGAGCGATTGGTATGATTAGCAAAGAACGTAAACAAGAAATTATGGCAGAAGTTGCATATAGCGTAAATAAATGGATCAGTAAACAATCATTGCTGTCTTGTGCTCTAGAGGATTTAGATGATGAAGAGCGGGAATGGTTTGATGAAAACTGTTTTGGTAATTATGAAATTGAATGTGGAGATTTTGAATAATGAGCATATTTAATTTTGATGGTTATTGTGAATTTGAAGAGTGGTGCATCGAGCATCGTTATGATCCAGACACTCATTATGATTTTGAATCTGAGCCACACAAACGTAATACATATGAGAGCTTTTACATCAAACATCTAGACAAAGAGCGTTATGCTCAAGTGAGTGTAGAAACAAACTATGATAATGGCTGGGGGTATGGTGACATTGAAGCAGTGGATTTGATCCGCCTTGAAAAGGAAGTTGTAGTTAAGCAAGTCGAGTATGTCTGATGCAATGGCTTGATCTAGAAGAACTAGACCCTACTTACTCAGGCTACGCTTGGGTGCAGTTCTGGCGAACTTATGGAAGCCCAATAGAACCAGAATGGACACACTTGTGCAGGATTTGGACGCATAACACTAGTAAAAGTAAATGGTGGACTGGTTGGGATCTAGATTCAGATGATTCCATTAGTCATAATTACAATTTAAAAGTTATTCTTGTGGAGAAACCAGAATGAAACCAGAATTTAAAATCAAGTATTGCATTCTTGCACAATATTGGCGTTCAGAGAAAAACGAAGAAATCTCACCAACTCTTACACAAGATGAAGTAGAAGAGCTTTGGGATGAATATTGTGATGAGCTTTATGATTATCTGTACGAATTCCGAGAAGGTGAAGTGCAAACAGATGTCGAAGCTCCTTATTCACGACACTACGAATCGCAGTCTGTAGCTGCACAACTACCTAACGGAAAATGGGTTGGTTGGGTTTATTGGTACGGGGGCGGAAAACATGGTAATCCAGAGGAAATTGATTGGATTGAATACGCTTATGATCTGGAATGTAGAGAGGAAGAGAAGCTTGTAGTTGTTCGGACATTTACAAAGAAAGAAAATTAATGAAAGCCTGTCTTTTTATAGATTCTTTTAATGAATTTATTTCTTGACAGGCTTTGCTGTATCCGCCATAATCTATTCAACAAAACAGAGTTCTTAAGGAGATTAAAATGAAGTTTGAAGATTGGTTTAAAGCTAAATACGGCATTGAATACGATACCCCAGCAGAGATTTTCAATGCAGATGTTGTCAAAGGTCTTAAAATTGGATGGGAAGCTAAAGAGAAATTCCTAGCTGACAATGGAATTGTAGAACCTGTTTTCAAAAGCTATGAAGCCGCGGTGATGGAAAAAGTATTAAAAGAGGTTATTCAAATAAAAAGTGAACAGCATCAATGAAGACATTTAGTTCACGCATCCAATCATCGCTTACCCAAGCAGGATTTTACATTCAGAAGTGTGACAATACGTCTCATTACAAGCTTTATATGAATGCTTCTGAAGCTAAGGATAATTGTCACGACAATTATATTATGCAATCGAAAGCACTTGGTGATTTGTTAATGAAAGCACATAAAGATCTGGGAGTAGAAATATGAAGATTGAAATTCCAAAAGGTATGAGTATTTATTCTGCAATTGCTTATGCTAAAAAAGAAGCTTCTAAAACTCGTTGGGGAGAAGTAGGTTTTGATTTCAACGGGGTTAATTTGGTTGTCCACAAGGACAGCCTAGATCTTGATATCAGCACAATCTATCAATTGGAATGTAGACTTCGGCAGAAATAAGATGACTCTTGAATATTCCATTCAAAAAGCTAGAGAAATTCCTTACATCAAAGGAAGAGCAAGAGTTTATTCTTGTGTTGTGACAAAACGTGGTAAGATTGTGGGAGAAGGGGAAAATTTGTATGATAAATCTCACAGACTCCAAAAACACTATAGTGTTAAGGCTGGATTTGATCCTGAGAGATGTTACCTTCACAGTGAGTTAAGATCAATCTTGAAGGCAGCTAAATCAAATCCAAAGGATTGTAAATTGTATGTAGCTAGGATCGATAGTCGTGGGAACAGGCTTCCGGCATATCCGTGCCCAAGTTGCCAATTAGCTATCCGTGATGCAGGATTCATTACAAGTATTGAGGTGACAGTGTGAGCTACGATAAACAGAAAGCTTTACAAATCCTTGAAAATATGCTGCAAGAAGAAACAAACGAGAATATGCATGATGCTATTTCAGATTTAGAGTATGCCCTTTCTCTTGCTTTAGTGGCCTACACAGAACATTTGATCCACTGGGCTGACATTCCTGAACACGCAGATGAGGATACGAAACAATATTGGGCTACTTTACATAATATTCATAATGTGCTAACAAAAGCTGGTGTGTTTTCGTGGGACTAGGGGCTAATAAACCCCTCTCTCTTTTTGTCTAAAATTTCTTAAAAATAAGCTTGACGTGTGCTTAGAACAGAGCTATGATTTAGACATACAGACAGAGGAGCTAAGCTCATGAAATGCCATATGACTATTCAACAGAAGCGTGAACTACTCGATTCGTTCAAAGGTAAGTTCATCCATATTGAGTTTGTCAAAGCAGATAAGAGTCTTCGGGTAGCCACGGTTCAACACATGCAACATGCTATGTTTGCTGAAGGTCATGCCTCCAAAGCACACAAGAGCACTGTAGCTCACAAACCAAATTACTATTCTTGTGTTGACATTAACAAGAAAGGCTGGTTAAATTGCAACCTTGAAACCTTGAAGCGTATCACCTGTGGTGATGCAGATTACGAACTTGAAGACTGAGGAGAAACAGAATGATTTTCAATGATTGGTATGAAGGTCGTGCTGATAAAGGTTTGATTGATAAACGATCAGCAGAAGTCGCCTATGATTGGGTGCAATGTCGTGGTATTAAAACACACGATGGTCAGAAGCTTCTAGTTCAACACATCCTTGACACAGATGAAGGATTGAGCGAAAATAGTCGTAAGATTCTAGAGGAGTTGATTAAATGAAAGATTTGGTTAGTAAAATTATTGGAGCAGGTGTTCAACTGAGCCAAGATGAACTTCACAATATCTTCAATGCTGGAGCTTATCACGGTTTATGGTCGCAAGAGAATTATGGGGAATATGATCGTAACAACACGGTTTATAACTTTATTGAAACTGTTCTTGCATTGAGTAAATCTATTTCTATGGAGTCGGCTGGACTCCCATGTTATGGTCCCAATGAATGGGGTACAGAATGTGGGCGTTGCAGTAAGTGCACAAGATTTAATAGCGAATCTAAGCAGCCATGACCACTAACGACAAGATAACCTACATCCGAAACACATATCAGCACATGCTATCAAAATCTTGTGTCAATTGGCTGTATGTTGCTAAGATTAGGTCCTTAAGTCTTATAGAGGCTTTTGCTTTGGATGGAAGTATTTCTTACGAGATGCGGAAAGAATTGGACAAAGAGGTGCAAGCGGTTTATAATTGCTGTGTTGATGCGATTTCAAAGAAAGAAATTTAATTTTTAACAAGCGCAAAGCGTTAAAGGAGAGGTAGAATGAAAAAGAGTGAACTTAAGAGCGGCATGCGCGTTGTCCATGGTAAACATCCGTGTGGTCCTATCACTGGTATTGTCATCCGTGATATGGGTTTGATTGTATTTGAAGGCCATAACGGTGGCTATAATTACCTTGATAGCTACACACCTTCGTTATCAGGATCAAATTCTTCATGGGACATTACAGAAGTTTATGATGTTTGTATGGATGAAGTCTTAAACCCGTCACGTAAATCAAAACTTATTTGGAAACGAGTTGAGAAAACACAATCTCAAATTCAGCTTGAACAAGTGATATCAAAGCTCTCTGAATTGCAAATGAACGCAGCAGAGCTGCAAAAGGAAGCACAACGTCTTCAAGAAATCGTAACTAAGGAGAATAAATAATGACTTTGGTTCTAATTGTTTGGCTTGTGAGCACAATCCTCCCGGGACTTTCTATTGTTCTGATTCTTGCAGTTCTTGGTTTATCTGCTGCTATTCTATTTATGGCTGTGTACGCACTTATTGAAGAAGATAGCAAACCACTTTTGAAAATCTTGTCTTACAAGAAAAGTTTATTCTTTATCGTAGTACTTGCAATTCTTATCCCCAGCAAAGAGACTACATGGTATATGGTAGGTGCTTATGGCACACAAAAGCTTGTAGAGAGTCCTGTGGCACAAGAATTGGCCAGTGATGGTGTAGACGTTCTAAAGGGATTGCTAGCTAAAGCCAAGACAGAGCTTGCCAAAGATAAACCAAAAGAAGCTACAAAATAAGCTTGACACAGCCTCTGGAATCCCCTAGAATCTACTCACAAGGTAAGGTTTTAGGGGATTTTTGCTATGAGACAGTTTGTGAACGTTAGCTGGAACAATGCCGCTGAGCAATATGACGGCTATCAGCAGATGAATAAGCACTGGAACCCAAACGGTACAGCGGCGATTCACAACTACTCTGATGAAGTTCTTGGTAAATCTAAGCCTAAGAAATCCTCTGTACCTCTCAAACAACGAATTCTCCCACAATCTGTAAGGGTAGAACGTCTTACTGCCCAGATGATTGAATTGTGTGCTGAATACAAAGCAGGGTTGCATACACTAGAAGAATACAGCTTGCTTTTGTCTGTCGTCTCTGCTAAAAGGGCAAGGGCTGAACAGTTGTTAGCTAAAGCTATCAGTGTGAAAGCTCCTTTTGAGCGAGAGGAAGAAATACCGAACGTAAGTGAGGTATCATCACGGCAAATTCTGAGTGAAAACAAGCGTTCGGTTTTGAAAGCTAAACAGAGTAGCCTTAAGACAGAAAACGTTAAACATGATAGAAAATCCCTATCAAAAGTGGCAGAGTTCTTAGCGAAAAATGATTGGGCAACGTTCACTTTAGGTAGTATTATTGTTTTCATCGGAACACAAATAATCTTTTAAAGGAAATTTGAAATGCAAATCACCAAAGAAATTATCGAATGCGTACTTTATTCTCAATGGAAGGAACAAGATTGGGATAAGAAGTCAGGCGGTGAGTGTGAAACTCTATACATGGTAAGCAATCTCTTCCATGACGCTCAATTTGCCAAATATGCAATCGAAAAGATTCTTGAAGCTTATGCTGAAGTGATGCAAATCCCTGTAGAAAAAGATTAATAGAAATAGCTTTATTTATTTCATCGGTTGTTCTACTATAGCCTTAACAGCAGCAAAGATTATTTTCTAAACAAGCGCAAAGCGCTAACGGAGAAACAAAATGTTTATCAATGTGCCTCACATGAAAGCTAAGAACTACCCAACTCAAGATGGTGTCTATTGGGCAGGTAATTTCAATGAGTTCCATAAAAGACTTGAGATTGATAGGGTAATTCTTGTAGATGGGGATGTTATCACAGACATTGGCGGAGGTTTTATTCCGTCCGATTGGACTTTCTGGTCAGACAAAATTGAGGCAGTCTAAATGAACAGCCTAAACAAATGCCTTGCTACAATAGCTAATTGGCAATCCTCTGGCTATTCTTCTTTTAAATTGTGGAAAGAAGACGGTGTTTGGAAATGCAAGATTAATGGAGATATGAAATGACTATTATGCTTGATTCAGCAAAGTGGGATGGCGGTTACATTCAACAGATTCTTGATATGAATGATGACTCCATAAGTTTTGTCTGTGATGATACTGGTGAAACTCTGTTTAAAGTAGATAGTAGTGGTTATCTAACTAATCAAAGTGGAGACGATGTAGGTAAGTTCTGCCTTGGAGACAAGCAGTGGGTTTTGAAAATTGATGATGAAGTGTTTGCTGAAGGTCCACAGAACGGGCTCTTTAAGCTTCCTGAATTTGAACTGGTTGCTATCGTAAAACTTCTTAACAGTATGAACAAATAAACACTAGGATACCTAAATGAAACACTACAACTCTTTTGATAACACTACATTTGAGAAATTCTCTCGTAAAAAGGAAAGCTCAACACACAAAGAGACTAGTGCTGTACACAAACAACATTGGCGACAAGAACGTAAGAATGTTCGTGAGAATAAGCGTTATGTGGGCGGATTAGACTAACGCTAAATCCTAAACGTTCAAACGCCACTAGGGCTTATAGGAACACAAGAACATGACAGAAAAACAGATTAAGTTTCTACTGACGCAGGATTGTTATAGACAACACGAGCAGATTGGAAACACTATTACTCCGATCTATAGGGTTCGTGTTTATAAAGGTGGAATATTAAGATGGTTTGATGATTTCCATAAGCTTGCAAACTGGATGACAGAATTATGAACAATCCAAAAGAAAATGATCAATACAAACTATTCGTAGATTCCTTTAACTACATTATCTTGTCTGTATCGTTTGTGGAAAGCAATGTTGTTTGGCTGTCTTCCGTTGGAAGTAGCTACAAATACGACAGGAAGAAAGAACGATTGTACAAATGGTGTAATACGGGGTATGATGCTGTAGATATGCAATATGGCTTTAATAAGCTTAGTAGTGATGACGTTTGGAAGGAAAGGCAACAGCACAGTGTTGACTATAGTGGATTCTATGGAGACTAAATAATGAAAAAGATTCTTAATAAAGCAGATTGGCAATGGTATTTGAAAGGTCTGGATGTTGAAGGACGATATGAGTTTAGGCACAACGGTACTCCTGAAAAATACCCTTGCATTGTAGCAAGTCAATTCTGGGACGACCCTAACGGTCCTTATACATACGACCATAACTTCTATTATGAAGTCGAACACATTTGCTCGGAATGTGGTCACAAGACTAAAGAATTTCCTGTTAAAGCTGAAGATTGAATAGGGGCCGATAAGGCCCTTTCTTTTACACATATCTATAGCTATTCTCTATCCTCTCTTCAACACTCATTAATAAATTAAATAATAATCTCTACAAAACTAGCTTTACAAGCGAGAGGGATGGGGATAGAATTATCAACATGAAGACAAGCAATGAAGCTTGTTAATAGGAGAAATGAGATGAACAAATATGCAGTGTGGTGGGACATCATCTATTACGGTCACTTTGAAGCTGAGACTGAGTGGGAAGCTAAACTAAAAGCTTGTGATGGTGATGAAGAAGAAGCTCAAGAAGTCGAAGCATGCCTGATCGAGCCTGATTAAATAACCCTTGACAAGGGACTGTGAAGCCCCTACTATTCTACACATATAAGATAGCTTCTAGGAGCAATGAACATGAAATCTAAAGCTTTTACATACGTTTGTGTTGCTGTTGTTGTGATGTGTGTTGTTGGCTTGATTGCTCAAATACAGTTTTAAAGGAGACATAGTATGAACAGAATCTTCCATTACGATGCTTTTGATGCTCATGGTGTGCCAGAAACCTATATACTAGAAGTAGACAGACTGGTTGATGCTGATGAAGATTATATAGGCATTGCTGATTATGTTGTTCTTGATGGTGATTTAAGCCTTCTTTCAGCTTCTCAATTGCTTACAATGGAAGAGTGGCTTGCATGGGAGTATGTGAGGCGCTGGAATGACTACTACGGTCCTTATTGAATAATTTTACAAATAACGCTTGACAGACACAGGCTAATCCAATAAACTTGTTCTCATAGACAACACAAACACCAAAGGAACAACATCATGATTTCTTCTTTCCTCCTTATCCTCTCTTTCACTACAGATCTTGGTAACAAAGAGGAATATGTCATTGATCATAGCTTGACTAAACAAGATTGCTATGAACGTATGAATGAAGAATACAATGACAGGAAGAATGAGACAGTAGAGCAAATGTATAAGGATGCTGTAGAAGCTTACAAGGCTGTAGAGATGGAAGGAAAGGTGGTTAAAGTAGAATTGTCTTGTGTTAAAGGAGAATGATTATGTACGGTAAACGTAGAATTGAAGATGTTAATGCTAAGTGCAAACTCCTTATGGAGATGGGGTTTGAAATTGAGCATGCAGATAGTCGTGTGTCATTCAAAGGCTTTACGTTTGACTTCTCAGCAACCGCTTGTGATGTAAAATCTATTATGTACACAGCCTTAGTAGCCATGCACGATCAAGCTTTTAAGCAAGGTAAAGATTACCTCAGAGAACAGTTCAAATCTTTGATGTTACCAGAAGAAGAATAGTGAATAAGTGTACACTGAAATAACACATAACCAACAAGAATAATATACTAATAGCATACAAGAGGAGCCTTAGTGGCTCCTTTCTTGTTACATCCTCCAAGTTAATACAGGGTTCTTAATAAGAACATCCCTAAAAGACCCTATCCCTTACAGAATCCTTGCTACAGCCTTCTTTATTGGGGCTTGGATAAGGGCATTCTTTCCTGTATTGCGTGCCTAGAACGTAGTGATATGGCTAAGCACAGGAACATATCTCCTTAAAAGTCAACTCTTTTCTACTATTTCCCTCTATCATTCGTCTGAAAACAATCAATTTAATAAAGCTATCGCCTTATCACTATCGATAGCTAAAGATTATTCTTTCTTCTTACACCTCTCTTGAATTCCTTCCTTGACAACCCTGTCATACTAGTGTACTCAAAGAGCACTCCCTTCGAGTAAGAGTAATAGAGTCCTTCTATATGTTACTCCTTCGTATAATACACATTATGGTAAATGCTACTCTGGGTAACACTCAGTAATTAGTATTGCCTATGACCTATCCTATTGGCATGTCTATTGCTTGTAGTATTCTTTTCTCTATCAATCCTTTTCTTCTAATACATTCTCTCTTAACTGCTCTGTTTAAGACTTTCTCTATCGATTAGTCATTCCTGATAGAAATATGTAATGAGGATATTTTGAAAAGTAGTTGACAGGAAGGGGTGGGTAGGGTAGAGTTGTTAAACCCCTCAGATAAAGATCTGGTAGTTCACAAGTAATCAGAAAAACCTGTAAGGATATTTTCCAAGTCAACACAAGAAGAGAACACCTAAATAAGCATGTTCTCTCAGGAGGGGTGGGGTAGATATTTCCTTCTAAGAATAACCTTTCAAAGTGCACTCTCCTACACCTTTAATATATAAGGTAAATAAAGTGCACTCCTGTAACAGTGTAGGTGCATTAAACTTTATTATCTGCACATCCCCATATCTCATTCATTTCCTCTTCAGTGATATAGACACTTTCGAGTAGGTCAGCATCAGTTACATACAAATCTGTGTCTGTCTTGACTTCCTGCACGTCTACAGCCTTCTCAGTCATCACACTTACTTCTTGGATATTCCTTGAGGCTAATGTCTCAACAATATCTTCTGTTCGCATAGTACGTCCCGCAAGGGTTTCACCAGATATTTTAGGGAACAAGTATTTAGTAAGCTCATATCTAACAGCACTTGGATTTGTGAGAGGGTAGGTGTCACAGTACCATCTTACTACGTTCTCCACTTCATTAATCAGATGGTCAATGTATGCAAACATCGTTTTATAAGAGTCTTGTGGTTTTACAGGATCAAGCCACGCTGGTCTGAACACACAATCTTCATTTGTTCTTTTAGCTTTCTTTCGAAGGTTACTAACAGCATCTTTCGACAGTGCTTTGTTCTGATTGCGCTTGTAGATGATTGCATTTGCTTCGTACACACTGATACCCTCTGGTTTGGTTGCTTCCTTGATAAGCTCCTCGATACAAGCATCTGTTATCTTTTCTTTCTGAACAGCTTTAAGGTTTCTTTTACACCAGTCAACAGAAACAGCGCCATCTAAGGCGCTTGATATTTCTTTATATGTGAGACCCTTCTTTCTCAACTCTAGGGCCCTTTCTTTTACATCATTCAAATCTCTACCTCCAACCATCCACAATATTTGAACTTACCTTCAATCCTAAAATCACCATCTTCAGATAACCAAAGATCCAAACTAAAATTCCCAACATCACCTAGGTGTACATCTTTAAGCAGGCTGCCATTATAAAACATCTCTTCGATGTAATTAGAATGAGGTACGATGCTTAGCAGTGTAAGGTCATCTCGATCATCTGTGTACTCAACACTATAAAAGGTTTCCATTTTATTCTCCAGTTACAAAATTAATAAGTCGTTGCTTATCTTCTTCATTAATCAAATTAAAACAAGGTACATTATATTTCTGTGCTAGATTCCACGCAGTTGCTGTCCCTCCACGTATATTACCATGCTTATCAACCTTTGCCCAACAAATAAGAAACTGACTTGGACTCTTCAAAGAGCTTCCCAAGATTTGATAAACATTCCTTGTGTGTAAAAGCTTTGCTCCCCGTGAACACTTATCCCAAGCTGGATGTGTTTCTGATGCAATCAGTTCTGCTTCTTTCTTATTGTCGAGTCTGTCAAGTACTCGATACCAATCTTTATAATACTCGTCATAGCTTGTGAAGCTATCCCAAGGAATATAGATTTGACCTAACACAACACGCTCATCTACATTCTCAGCATAAGCAAGAGCACCTTTTTCAAATGCTGCATCTGCTCCTTGTGCTGCCCCTGAGCGTACTATGTAATCTTTGCTTGCAAGCTTGAATGCAATGTCTTCAATAAGCTTACAGATGTCTTTTGGACATTCTCTCGAACCTACCCCTGTATAGAATTTCTTCATACGCCCCTCCTTTTAGAAAGCACCAAACACAAACCAAATGAAAGCTATTAAAAATAAAACTATCAATATGCCTACCATTCCAAATTATCCTCGCATATATAAACCATCACGCAGCCAATGGCAATAGCAGCAATTAGTCCGAACATTTCCGCTCCTCTCTAGCAATAAGAAACCCAAGCCACATCCTATCTTCATAGATCTTCATCTGTCTGTACAGAGTTTTAAGAGTTTCTAGATTCATTTCTGGTCCTTATAGCAACACATAAAATAAGCACCCTCACAAAATCCTTGAAATCTGTATTCAACTTCAGGGTCTTGGTAGAAATGACAAAACTCGTTCCACTCTAGATTAGGAGAACTATATTCAAATTTCATCCAATCCTCAAATGGAATACGAAGATCCATATAATTAAGGCAAGGTTCTGCTTCTCCCCACACCTCTACACTAATCATTCTTTTTCTTCCTTACCCAAAACTCTAGCTGGCCAAGATGTGGATAATACGAAACATCAATTTCTTCATTACAATCACAAACTTCTCTATGGTGGAGTTCGATGTAGTCTGGAATGTTGTGTTCTTCTAGGTACTTCTTTAACTCACCTACATTCATTCTTCAATCTCCTTCCATTCAAAAACAATTTCTTGTGTCATAGCAACATCGTCATACAGGACATATTCCACCTTATCCCAATCAATGTCAATACTCTTCACATCAAATACATTAGCATATTTTACAGGCAGCCCTTTCTTAGCTGCTAGGTGTATTGGTTGTTCCCAATGTTCAGCGTTTAGGATTTCATCCATTGTGATGGTTATTTTATGTTTCATTCTAGCAATCCTAGTGTTCTGGCACAGGAAGGACAATAAAGCTTACATTCTACCCACCACCAACACGCCACCTCATTATCAAATTTCAATCTTTTACAATGAGTGCAGTTCATTCCTCAATCCTCTTCCAATCATCCCACTTAATCTTGTCTTTAAGTACAAGTCCAATTCTATACCAAATACTCCCGTCTTCAAGTATAGTGGTTTCTAGTTGACAGATTATATTTCCAACCCTGCTTCTTTTAGGAAATTGAATTATATTTGTCATTCAAGATAAACTCCCTACCCCTCACATGAGCAACATGATACAGTCTCCAAGCATCTTCTGTTCTACCATCTGCATAGAAGAAGTTATATTCCTGGCCTCTTGTAATATCAAACCCTTGTCTTCTAGCATATTCTTCAAACTCTTCTCTTACTTGCTGTTCAAAGAAGTCATAGCCAGATTCAGCATAACAACCGTTTGGGTTTACTCCGTAGTCCATTTGAAATACCCCTGAGAATATTCTGTGTGAGGCACATTCTCACAAAGATGTTTAATTGAATTTAGTAACATTTCTTTAGGATACTCTCCCAGTTCTGTTTCTCCTGCAATGTTTTCAATAACTTTTTCTAAATCTTCAACTCTTTTTACTAGAAAACCAATCAAAGCCTTACCTTGATCATCTTGCATGTACGAAGCATACCAACCAGCGTATTTAATATTCCTAATTTCCACATCAATTACCCCGTGTTTTTCAGCATTAATTTAAACGAAACACATAATAGCACACATATTCACGTCTTACAAGAGAAAACGTCTATTTACTCAGAATTTCCCGTGGTAATGTTAAGATTACAACCTTCTCTAAACAAACTTCTCTCTCTCTGTTAACTGTGTGATAACCCATTTGTGACTAAACCCCTTCAATTTAAATGCACCGCTCCTCTTCATCAATTCATACCAAAACAATTTAGCTTCTGGGGTGTAAACAGGTAGCCTAACACGAAGCCTCCATTGCTCTCCTGAAAGCCTATGAGTAAACGTGCCATTTTCTACATACTGCATCCAATTGTATTTGGGGTTCTTTACTCCAACCCAAGCTAGAAATTTAGCTAGCATTCGTCCTCCTCAAATTCAATAGTTTCTGTCTGCTTCTCATGCCACCATTCCAAAATTAGTCCGCAGAAAGCAACGGCATTATGTGTTGGATTCAAGCTTACCAGTTCTTTCAGTGTACGGCAACCACAATATTCAAGATACTCGTTCATATCACCACCAACCTTCTTAATCATCCTACGAGCATATTTAGTTTCTTCACTGCTGTGGTAATAGGCTGGCAGACGCACACCGTAGAGCTTTGCAAGACCCTTCCAATGCTTCTCATCATCACCCCAATCTAAATCGAGATGTTCTTTAGCATAAACAATCTTGTCTTTCTTAGCTTGCTGTGCAGCTTGTTTCATTTCTTCTGTGATTTCAAACATACTATTCTCCTTTAAAATAATGCTCTTTAATCCAAAGATAAAGCACATATGGCCATACCAGGGATAGAACAAAAATCATTGGAACTCCTTTTATCTTCAAATCTTCACTTTGAATTCCTACCATAAGGCCAAAGAATCCACAGACGAAAAATAGATATGCTATCAACCAGGTCAAATCAATTTCTCCTGTTCTAAATAATTCTTATACACTTGTAGAGGAACTTGAATCTCCTTTTCCTCTGGAAGCCGTTCTACTTCTTTACTCCAATCTTTACCAAGAAGCTGTGTATCAAATACAGTTGTTTCTCCAGAAATTCTATGAATCTTATAGCAGTGATTATCTGCGAAGACAACATCATAATCTTTGAAATATTCTGTTGAATCTTGGTGTGTCACTCCTAACAATACAAAACGCCTAGGCTTCATTTTCCTAAGCTGTTTTACTGTCATTATTGTGTAAGTCTCAGTCATTACCGTAGCTCCTAATAGGCGGCGGTGCAGCAGGGCCTTTCCTGTCTTTCCTCATATTTTCTTTCCATTGCCCAATCATATCATTACAATGACTCTTCGAGGAACAGCAATCTTCACAGCCATATAGCCAAGCCCTGTTAACTTGTAATTGGAATCTATAACTATGTTCTCTCCTAAACTCCTTTTTACAAAATAAGCAACCCTGCCAAAAGAACAATCCATAATGGTTATAGATCACTCCATGAGCTACGTTGTTGTATTTTTCTGATCGTCTTTTCATTCTTCCCATCCTGTGTAATCACAGAAACACTCATCACCAGATTGTGCATAACAATAACACCTATCGTCCACCAAAGCTGTTCCTTTACAAGCCCCACAAATCTCCCAAGGACCACTCCCTAAATACTGCACAAATCCAGGTTTTGTTTCACAGTCCTCCCACTCCTTACAGCACCAATCACAATTACGTTGTCTATATTTATATTTCATTCTAACTCTCCTAAAAGCTTTATTGCATTTTCAAGATAAATTATTGTGGTTTACCAGCTACTTGGTCTTGATGTTTATAAAATTCAGCTTCTTTCTGGCGATTCAACATCTCTTTCAGTTCTTCACGAGTCATTTCTTTTCTCTCTCCTCAAATTCAGAACATTTTACTTCTTTTAGTTTATCATCTTTGAAAATATGAATTACTTGCATTGTGTTGAAAGGAAGTTTGCTACAATTTTCCAAAGCTTTCTCACATACACAGCACATAAATCCTCTCGGAATGTGTGTAATCTCCACTAACTCTCCTCAGCTCAAATAAAACACTTCATAGCCGCTTTGTACCAGTTGGATTATACTCTTCTTTCCTGTGCTTGTCACGATAGAATTGTCTCGTGCCCGGTAGATAGCATCTTGGAAAAACACTGAGTTTATTTTATCAACGATAACTAAGTCTCCATAATAGAGTTGAGGTTTGTTATCAATATTTGATATTTTTAGTAGTTTTGATGGTTCAGTCATCTTGTTTGTCCTTTTCCTTAATATTCATCTGTTCGTTATAATATTTCAAAGCTTCTCTATCATTTGTGGCTTGTGCTAGTAAGAGCACATCTTCAAGGGAATAGCACGGGAGAGTGTACCACGCATTGGTCTCTTTAGTCATTTGTAAATCTCCTTGATTAGTTGTCCCTTCTGCTCTGTAGTCAAGAACTCGGCACGATTAATAACACCAACTGCACGTGTCAAAGCTAAAAACCATTGCTCTGTAGCTTTGTGTTCGGCTGCTTTGATCTGCTCTTTCAATTCACGTTCAACAGAAGGTAACATAGCTATTCTCCCATAAACTCATATTGATATAGTGGATCAATAAATTCTACATCATTTGATTGGCAATGTAAAATTCCATATTTGTCACATTGAATCTTTACACGCTCAATGATTTTTCGTGATTGTGCTTTACGAGATTCATAGGCCGATAGCTTAAATACTTTTGTGAATGGTGTATCCTCTATATCGTGATACAGATACTTACCCTCGTTCCTCACGATGTATACACGATGCGGATAGCGCACTTTATCTGTATCATCGTAAACCCATACAGCGTTGTGTAATTTCACCATTGTAGTAAAGCTTACTGTTTGCTCCCCAACACCAAAATCATAATCAAACTCATAACCTCCCGTACGTGAACGGTGATACATCATAGAACTTGCAAAAGCATCTAGGCTAGCAAGCTGAATATGCAGCGTATCTTTAGTTTCCATTTTATTACCCTCAATGGTCGTTATCAAATTTAGTCGTGATCTTACCACATAGTTTACAACGGAACTGTGAAAAGTTTCCTCCAGCGGGTCCGTAATAGCGCCATTCGTGTCCAAAAATACACATACCTACTCTCCTCAATTAATATTCGACAAACCTAAGCTGTAATTAATGCTATCATCATTTTTGCAAGAATACAAATCTAATCTCTCTGATTCTTCAACTAAAAGTTCCATTGCAAGCTCAGAAATAAGCTTCTTACAAAGCTGAACACATTCGTTAATCTCTTTCCCACCATAAAGTTTGTGGTGATGTTCTGGTTGATAACTCGCCCATTCAATCATTTGTTTTTGAATGCGGATAAGAGCTTCATAACGTTGTTGTGTGTTCATTTTATTTACCTAAGTTAAGATAACGAGTTTCAATTTTATACTGCATATATTGTGCAGCACCCGTACTTTCCTTCTCTTTGAGAACCATTTCTTCTGCGTCTTCTCTGTTTCGGTAAATAGAGTGGATTTTCCACTCATCCCAAGCATACCATAAAATATAAATATCCATTAACTTTTCTCCTTAAGTAATTTCGTGTACCACTGTAAGAGATTTAAATACGATTGTTCTGTGCTGTCAAGGTCTTTCTTTTGCCTCAACGTACGAATGTCTTCAATAATCCAATCTTCTGGTTTCATTCTTTCTCCTTAGCTTTCTTGATAACGTCTTCAAGCTGCGTCTTAATAAGAATCAATTCTCCTAGACTGGGAATATCTAGTTTGCTTGCCACCCGTTCAGCTTTACGACAAGCTCTATCTACGTTCAATAGTATTGACTCTAGGTCTTTTAAAATAGCCTTACGACTTGCCACTTTTCTTTCCTCCAATAAAAATAGCCCTTACTCACAGTGTTAATAGTACACCAAGAATAAAGGCTATGCAAATTATGTTTGATAAATTTTTACTTCAATACCAAGCTCTTCTGATAGAGCTAGTGTATTACTATTGTCTCCCCAACGGCTTTTGAAGTCTTCTCCTCCCTCATAGCATACAACCTTAGTAAGCTTTCGTTGTTTCATGATGCTTAGGCACTTAGGGCACGGTGGGTGGCTAATGTAAATCGTGCAGCCGTCTAGGTAAGTCCTATTTGAGAACAACATGCAATTTTCTTCAGCGTGTAATGTATGCGCATATTTGAAGGTTCTGTCATTTAGCCGTTCGTTAGTATCTTCAAGACCACGAGCAAATCCATTGAATCCAAAAGCTACAGGATTACCATTCTCATCAATAATACAGCTTCCTACTTTTGTAGAAGGATCTTTAGACCAAGATGCTACAAGCATTGCAAGGTCCAAGTACCGTTTATCCCATTTATTCATTCTGCAATCACAATTGATACAAAGTCGAAAACATCTGTTTGATACTTAGTTTGAAGCTCTTCTAATTTTGTTTCGCTTAGGAAATAAACACTGCCTTCTACCATCTCACAGAATTCATCTTCTCTAAAGTTTGGGGATAGGTATGTATTTTCGTACCTATGATCTTTAATTGCAAAGATTCCTTCTGGATTCTTATTTTCCAAATACTTGATAACGTCTTTATTCTTCATTACCATTCCATTTTACTCCCATCTTCTTCTAAAAGGTGAACAACGATACCATGATACTCCAGTGCTGCCAAGAGGTGTGATTCAGAATCTACACGAATTCCTACTAAATCGTTTTCATCAGCGATCTTAAATAGCAAATCCCCAATAAAATTTGATTCAACACCGTTCATTACAAATTTATCACCAATTGCTTGAATTATGTAGCTCATTTTAAATCTCTCCTTCTAGATAAACTCTCATTGCCCAAGTGACTTGCCGTCTTGGTCTGTCCGAATGATCATACACAACTCCATCAATAACTGCAATAGCATGGCCACATAAAGCTACGTAATATCTTCCTTTCGGATGCTTTTCACAAAACTTATTAAGCTGAATTCTATTTTCTCTTGTGTAAGGCCCGACCTTATGTTTTGTTTTCTTCAAGCTTTGCGGAAGTACTTTACTGCTGTGGATACCACATTTGTTTTTCCTATTGCAAGCATTTTTCAAATGACTGTGTGCTTTCTCGTATGTTGTATTAAAGACTTTAGCAAAAGCTTTTACAGTGCAGTCATTCCACTCATTCAATCTTTTTGAAGCTTTAATTAACTCCTCATCTAGTGGTGCGTATTGGTACATAAGAACCCCTCAATATTTCTTTTGTCCTTTGCGGGTGCCGACACCAGTGCAAGTATAATTACCCGAACCTGCTGATTGCTTCGCTGTACGAAGTGTATATTTACCATCGAAATGCTCTTTAACGTAGTCTACACATTTCTGTCTATCTCGTGTATTAAAGAACAAATAATCTCCGGTTGCAAGCTGAATGTAATACTTCCCTTTAGCATTGAAGATAAAACTTCCAGACTCTTCGTCATAAAGTTCAATATCTGACTCTGCTACTAGAGTTGTCTTTAATTCTGACATATAAACCTCTCAAATCAAATAATTACCTTTAGGAAGTTCCATATCCCGAAACTTAAATTCTGCAACCAGTTCTTGATAAACTTTCTGACACTTTCCGCGTGCAATAGACTCAGCATACCAAGACGGACCTTCTGCTGCATTGAAATAGCTTAGTTCCTTGGCTACTTTATCGTAAAGATTGATAAGCTCTTCATCGGTGTGTTCGTTGTACATTATTTTCTCCTGCTTATTTCTTAATTTCTTCAAATATAATGGTTTCTGGTAGCATATCAAAACAAACGTATACACTGCTGAATGGTGGATTCAAAGAAGGTTTCGGATCATCGTAGTTTTTAAAATAAGATACTCGACGGTTTAGATACATAATTTCAAAATAATTATTTTTAAACATATCGAACCGTTTTTGAGATTCGAAAAGTCCAACTACACCTACGAGCATCGCGAAAGGTTTTTCTAGCTCAAACAGCCTTTGAAAAACTTCACCTTTCAATGAGTAAGGCGGATTAGAAATAATGTAATCGTACTGATCTTCGTTAGGAGCGTAGTTGAAGAAATCCTTTCCGTCTTCAATGTGCGAAAGAATTACTTTGCAGCCGTGGTTAACCAACATTTTATAGAAATTTGATTTTTCTGTGTCGAACGGGCACCACACGGTACTTCCAGGTTTTACGTACTTAAGGATTGGCAGAATTGCGTATTCCGGCGTATAGAATTCATCGTTACCACTACCTGCCACTTTATCCATCTTCATTAAATGTCCTCCAATGCTGAAACAAGACCATCAAAATCTTCTTCTTTACCAAGAACAGTTGCTAGTGCAACTACTGAATCAATATCTACACCGTATTCTTCGGAAAGTTCTTGCAGATACTGATTCCTATTAAGGTATCCGTTTTCTTCATAAATACTCATTCTGTTCCTCCTCTTAAACAAGTGCGTCCATGATAAGCAACGCACTGTTTTCTGTCAATTGTTTTTGTAGAAATTACTCAGCTTTTTGTTCTACGGGTTTTGGCTTCTTACGAGCAGCTTTCTTTTCAGCTACAAGCTTCTTCTTTTCAAAAGCTTCCAATGCACGTTCTACAGCAACCTCTACCATCTCTTCAAATGTGGGCATCTGTTCTAAATCCTCTTCTTCTAGACCTGCTCCACTTTCTGTACAATCTGGATTATTACAACCTCGTCCTTGTCGTGCCTCAAACATTACATCCAGTCTTTCACCGATCTGCTTATGGTCTAGCCAGATTTCGCGGCCACGCCGAAGGTCTTCTAACTCTTCAGGATTAAGGAAGTCTTGATACACTTCGTACATAACAGATTCAGCATGCTTACCTACGAAGTCCACATGGTCACGAACATTCTGTACGATACCTCCAGACCCAAAGGCTGCGCTATGGCACATCATAGTGGCATAAGGCTTTACCTCAATACCCGGACAGCTAAGTGCAATCAAAGAAGCTGCTGAATAAGCCTCAGCTTCAATAATAGCAATTACATCTGCTTCACAAGCTTCAATACAGTTTTTGAAGATAATAGCAGAATTCAAATTTCCACCCGGACTTGACACATGGATTCGCACCAAATCTCCCTGGTGGGCGGAACGCAATACTTGGAAAGCGTGTCGGTAGTAGGTAGGATCTTTAATTTCTTCGTCTAGATAAATATCAAAAGCGTTGTAAGTCATTGAGCTTTGGCTAACTTCGCATTGCTCTTTAAACATCGGGATCATTTCGTCTGACATATTGCTACTCCTTCGTAAAACCATAATATTTAAGTTCTGCTTCTTCTCGGGCTTTGACAGCATCTTCAAAGGATTCCCCGTAGTATAAGATTATTTGTTCGCCATCTTTTGCAATTCTCGACTCCCATACACCTCTATCATCTCGCCAACGAACGCCTGTCCTACCAGAGCTATTTGTAGACTTTCTTTTCTGATCAAAGCTTTGTAAACTAAGAGACGCCCATTCACAAGTTTCTTTCGAGTAGATTTTAGCCCCATTGATACGATTTATAGTTGTTCCTTCAGGTCTTATTCCCATGTCTTCCAAAAAGTTCTCGAAAGAACCGCCTTTAGTTGTGTCCCAGCGTTCACACAGAGTCACATCACCATGCCACTCTTCGTAGTCCTGACTCCGAGTGCGTGCGCAAAGTTTCTGCCAAGATCTGTAAGTCGGTGTACCAGTCATTCCATGGCTCTTGAGTTCTCTAGGCTGACATCCACAGTCTGTAAATTTGTTATGAATCAATCTAGGTGAAATAAGCTCTATAGTATTACCGCAATCACATAGACAGTTCCATATAATACTTTTACTTTTATGCTTTTTATCTGACCTGTTTACAACCAGTAGTAAACCAAATCTCTTATTTGTTAAGTCTTTCATTTTCCTCGATTCTCGTACTTTTCAAATGCTTGGCCCCACATCTTAGCCTCCTCTGAGCGGACGCAATATTCCCAAGAATCAAAATCAATTAAGGTTACAGGAATATTTGCATATTGTGCAACATCTAGCAAGTATTGTAGTCCTGAGTTTTTCTTAAGATCTTGCTGGCGTAAATCACCAGTAATCACCGTGGTCGAGTTATACCCTTGGCGCCCAACTAGACTTTTTGCAACTTCAGGATCCAGATCTTCGGCCTCATCCACGAGAATTAGGCAGTTATCCCAAGAACGACCCTTCACATGCTCCAAGCTGAGTTGCTCGATTTTACCATTTGCAAGCATCGCCTCAAAATGTGCAACACCCATACGCTCTTTCATTGTGTTGGTGATCGGAGCGCACCATGGCTCCATTTTCTCATCTTTTGACCCTTTCAAAAATCCTACAGACTTGCCTTTACCTTCTGCGGGTCGCGCAATAATAACTTTATCAATCTTTTTATCCATGAGCCAATCGGAGGCAATTACAGATGGGATATAAGTTTTCGAGCTTCCCCAAACACCAACACAAATCACACACGAATCTTCTTGAACAGCCTTGATGTAGTCTTTCTGCTTATCGTTCATAGGAACGAGCGGCTTACGAAGGCTACTAGTGTGTGCGTACTTCTCTTTGTTTTCTTGGCTTACTCCCCCATTCCGAGTCTTGCGGGTACGTTTACGAGGAACCTGAATCTCCTCTCCGTCTACAACTACAAGTTCCATACGACCTTTGCTGCCCATAGTTTTATTCCTTATTCAAATCAAAATAGAGTCAATTGCTTGTTCAATCTGCCGAAGCTGAAAACCTTCCATATCGCCTACCTTTTCACTAAACAACTGCAATTTACTTTTAAAAGACTCTAATACACGTTTACGGTCATTGTCAAGGTGTCTTGAATACCAACCTCTTACTTTTTGATAGAGTTCTTCAAATGGTACTGTAGAACATACTAAGCAAAGCATTTCTGTTAGGCTATCAATCTTCCTAGCATATTCCGCTACTAGTTCAGCATTTCTCTTACGATCATCATCGTCCCGTGAATCATAACAGGGCATTTAGTTCTCCTTATTCAACTTGCTTCAGAGTGACTTGTTCCAAGTAAGCTTCAAAAGTTGCTGCTGCTACATCACCATAGCTTGGTTCTTTACCATCAAGCTTTTCACGCAAGAATTTCAAAGCTTCATTCTCAACTTTAGCAAACTCGTCCGGATTCTCACAATAATCCATCATCCAAGCATTAAAAGCATCTACAAATTTAGTGTTCATTAATTCAATTCTCCTTCACGGGGTGTTAAAACGAATTCAAGAAGCTTACTAATTTCTCTTGTAAGTGCCATACTGCTCTCACTTACCGCATTACTGTAGCACACATATTTCTCAGATGCAAGGAATTCCTCAACTTCTTTTACATCTTCCCTAGAAATTCTCTGATCCATTTCTCGCTGAAAGTTTACAGATAACTCATCATAATTTAGCTGCTGAAGACAATAAAGAATTTCTGGGCTGTCGCGATATAAGGTTAGCATTGCTTGCTTAAGCACATCACTCATACCCCACCTCGATTACAAAATGTCCATAAAAATCTGTTTCAACTTTCTGACCACTGTTTGAATACTGATCTTCTTCTGGATTTGTCCAAGCTACTTGGTATGTATCGCTATTACCGTCATCGTAGACAATATCAAACCAGCATATATCCTTGTACTTCTCCAATCTTTCTTTTACAGGAACATCGCAAGTTGTTTTACCACCGTAGCCTATGAAGTTTTCTTGAAAAGAAACATAAAGCTTGTTAGCTACGGTGTATTCATGCAAACCTTGTCCATTTGGGTAATAGCTGCGAGATTTATTAATACCTCCTAGATTGAAAGTATAAACATATTCGATTGGAATCTCAACACTCTCACAGTTCTCAAATCCAAAGCTGATTGCCTTTACTTCACTCATCTCTCACTCCTATAGCTTCTGCTGTGTCAAGACCATGCTTCTTCAAATACTGCCACATAGCTTGATGTTCTTTCAAGATAGCTTCTTTCTCACGAAGGCTTGTCTCAAGTAAATACTTCAATGTTGTGTTGAAGTCAAGCTTGTGTAGATCAGGATTCAAAAGAATTGTTTGTACAGTTCCGTTTGTACCATCTTTATCTAACCGTTGCAACCATTCAATTTGATCTTGTTTCATTTATCATCCTCCGATAACCATTTACCAAAACTACTCTCGGATATTAGAATAGTCATTGAAATTAGTGTCCACATAATCCCTGCCGCCAACGGTAGCATGAAGACTACACCAATTACAACTGCTGGATATGTGAAATACATAACCAAGAATGATATAAGAGCCATTGGCACTGAAATGCTTAGCTGTTTTTGATATTTATTCATCTTCATAAATCAAATCCTCCCAAGTACGTCCATTAATTTGCTGCCATGCCATCCATAATAGCGTAACAGGCCAAGAAATGCAACACCAAATCATCAGTAATGTTAAAATAGTTGCTACTGTAAAGTTCTCAGGAATTACTTTCCACCTTTCGTCGGGAATCTTACCATCTTCAATATCTTGTTCATCCATTGCTGAGAATATTTCTTGAATACCAGAATAAAAGCCTCCGATTGGTGTTGTAAGTTTATACAGCCAATTCTTCATAAGCATGTATGTGCAAAAGCCGATGAGTAGGTATGCAAGGATGTAGCTCAATTTGTAATCCTCTTTTCTAGCTTAATTAGTTCCTTCAATACATCTTCTTGCTGATGTTGTAAATTAAACTTAGGTAAAAATTTGAAAACTAAACCCGTGTATGTGTGGAAATACTTTAACATGATTTTATCTTCAAAACTCCCCTTCAGTGATTTCCTAGAGTATCTTGTAGCAAAAGCCTCTTCTTTAATTACGTCAAGGAGTGGAACTCCTGATTTATAAAGTGACAACTTATCAGAAGTTTTAAGACCTTTCCTCTTATATCCACTTTTCCTGTAAACTTCATGCCCAACCTCGTGCATGAATACAGACAAGAAGTTCTTATTAAAAGGTGACATCCAAATGCAGTTTGTCATCTTCTTATTAGACCATTCAATATTAATGTGCGTAGCTCTGTGACCAAACCTAAAAGGTAGTGGGATAATATTATACTTCTTACACACTTTTAAAGCGTAAATCCATTCTCCTATCTTATTCATCCCATCTCTCCTTCCAAATATTACTTTTCCAGGCTCTGTGCTGCGTTTATAGCGACGTTCTCTTCTCTTTTGATGTAGGGTACTGGGGCACGCCTGCAGGCCCTTAAATCGCTTAATTTACCCTAGTAATTGAAGTTCGTTGGAAGATTCATCCAAGCCTCTTCGTGTTTACTACTATACACACCATCAGAACCTTTTACCACAATTTCCAAACAAGCATCAAAGCCATCCTCTCTTGGGTGAATAATTACAGCTTCGTTATCACAACCTTCAATGTAAAGCAATACATCTACTACATTGCCACGATTAAAATTACCAACCATTGTTGTTACTCGGTATTTTACTGTTTGCATTGTATTTCCCCTATTTCAAGCTATCCACATATTGCTGTGGTGTTTTACCACGAATGTAATATTCTCGCATCATCACGCTGATCATATCAGCATCTAAAGGACGAGTTGTCAAGCTTTTTACTTGTTCAACCCACCAAGCCCATCCGAACGGGGTGTTTGGTATAGTTTTCATTGAAATTTCTCCATTAATTTTAGACGTTCTAGTTTATCTTCATCTTCTTTAACTCTTCGCTGTCGTGTGAATTGCTCAAGCAAAATCCTTTCTTTACGCTCTTTGGACCTCAAACGAAACTTCATAAACGCTTGCATGATATACGAAAGCTCCCACCCATTTAGACTGAACTTAAGCCCTTTAACAGAGTAAAGCTTACCTCGGTGAACAATTCCATAATACTCGTCTCCGTTCTGTCTGTCAAGCAGTTTAGCATAGCCTGTGTAGCTATTATCTTTGCTCATCCAATCGTAAATCTCTCCCCAAAAACCAGTTTCAACAGCATAAGCGTATTTGTGGAATGAAAGCTTAAATCGTTTTGGATTGTTGTTCAAGCATTTCACAAAAGAAATTACAGGATCTCCAACCATTGGATCAATAGCTTCTTTAGGTTGTGGGTTGCGTACAGGTGGTTTCTGTGATGAAGGCGATCCAAACAGCCAGTTTAAAAATTTCATTTCTTAATCTCCTTACGAATATCCTCTGCTTTATGGAATCGTCCAGCAAGCTCTACATAATCTACGCTATTGTAGCTGAATTCTCCGTCCTCTACAACATACGGAATACCAAATTCTAGTCCATCCACTTGAAATCCTCCATAGCCGTAGCATGACTCTGTGATTTCTATTTCTACACCATATTCTTCCAGAAGGCAAGCTAATTTTTCAAAGAATTCTTTACTTTTCTGTTGCATGTCAGATTTCCTCTTGCGCTGTTTGGATAATCTTAAATTTAACCTGCTTCCCTTCAATAATAATGCAGTAGGTATCCTCTCCCGTATTTTGTGCAGCAGCATTTAATGCTTGTTCTTTAGTGTCGAATTCCATGTAATCGTGAGAACCATATTGGCTTTGAACCACAACAAAATATTTCACTTAAAGATCTCCTTATTAAACTTCCAATCTTTATAGCTAATTTCAGTACCATCAGCAAGAATTACAACCTGCTCAACTGCGTTAGGTTCACGACCAGATTTGTACAATTGTTCAGCACCATATTCTGATAGTCCATGATTTGTCAGTCTGCCATTTTCACAAGTGAATTCCATATGCCTAAGAGCTTCAATAAACTCCCTATCCTTTCGACGTTTTAAAAGTTCTGCTGGTGTGTTTGTACGCTTAAACCACCCAAATAGATCCATTACTCATTACTCCAAGGTAGATCAGAACTGTGGAAAATCTCGCAGTAATCGTAGCCTGTCAAGAATCCACCTTTATCTTCGTACTCTTGCTTTACACGCAGAGCTTCATCTTGATCAAATGTGACAAGCACGATGTTGCTAATACCACCTAGAGGATAATACATATCCCATTTACACACAATCCAAAAATCTTTCATCTTTCTCTCCTAAGCCTTTCAGGTATTTCATTTATGTTTGCACATCTCTGTGCTGTGTGGGGTATAGAATAGCAGGGGTAGGGGATGGATGCAAGCGGTAGTGGAAAATATTTTTGTGTGGAATGTGCTTGACACTGCCCTTAAAGCTGCTAGAATTGATGGAGGTAAGGAAAGGTACTTAATTTGTCCCATATGTATAGGACATTTGAGGTCATACTGTATAGGATAAAATGTCTCACTATATAGAAAGAGTAAGAAAGAAAGATAAAATAGATTTTAAAAGCTAATAGGATTAAAAATCCCATACTTCTTAAACAGCTTGAAAAGCGAAAGCTTGATTTTGACATTCATTTGTTGTAGTGTGCAGGGCTGTTGATGCTTTTAATCTTTTAATCATTTTTGGTGTTAAGAACGAAGTGATAGAGAAAGAATTATGTATGGGATAATTTATCCCATATGTTTAACCTAAATTAAGTAGGAGTAGAAAATGAGTCTAATCATCCCACGACCACTGCTGGCATGGATTGATGAGAACCGAGGTGAGATGAGCCGTCAATCATTCATCTTAAAATGCATGTTCAAATTAAAGGAGATTCAAGATATGACTAAGTAAACTCAAATGCAACATAAAAACTATAGATTACTAAATAACTGGAATAACTATGAATACAAACGAGTTTTACAAACTCCCAAAAGACTTAGCCAAGGCTGATGGGTTTATTGACAAGAAAACAGGCGAACCAATCAAGATCACAGCAAGCGGTAAGATTGTCTACGCCTACATGCTAACCAAGAATGAATTTTTTACAGAGAAGCTTCAAGGGCAGCACTATGAATCACAAGCAACGATTGCAAAAGCGTGTAGTTTGGAGTATAAAGCAGCAGGAACAATTCTGAGGTCTTTTCTAGACCATGGAGTAATTGAGGGGAAGAAATTCAAACCAGAGAATGGCGGTCAGGTTAGGTGGCATTATTACAAGGTTTTTACCGATCTTGTGCTTTGGGAGGGTGATACCAAGGACTTCAAGCTAATTGAACAAAAGGTAGTGAAAATCCCCGAGAAAACACCAGATAAGCCTCAAGTAAAACCACAACCATATGCCCAACCGGATTGGGATGAATCTGATTTACCATTTTAGGAGATATTTATGACTATAGAAGTTATTGACGTAGACTATGAGCACTACATTATTCGTACAGCGCAGCGTATCATTGATCTTGGGCTAGATGGGGTAAAGCTCCACATTGAGCAAGCCCACGGCAAAGCATTGGAAACAGGTTTCAACTTTAATGCTTATATGCAAATTTCGCTGTCTGACTATGCAAGTGCTGAATTGCTTGTAAACAAAGGATTAGGAGATTCTGTATTAAAGAGAATGGGAATGTGGCGAATTGGGGAATTTACTTATTACACCGGATCTAACAAATGGAACACTAAAAATTCTAAAACTTATTATGCCAAATCGTTAGAACATTTTGTAGATAAATACATACTCAAGGTAGATAAGAAATGAAAGAACTTGAAGAGTACTGTAATAACATTGGATTTCAAAGGTACTACGCAGCCTGTGAATTAAAACCTGGAGACAATTTTGTGTGGGATGACTACAAACAAATTTGGGTAGAGACTGATGAGAGTTTTGTAAAAAGAGTTACAAATACTTTAGAAAAGCTTGACAAAAGTTAAATAGAACTGATATAGTCTCTTAATCGATCACAACAAAAAGATTAGAGACTATGGACTACTGCGAATATTGCGATGAAGTGGTCTGTCTTTGTGTTAAAGAATTTCAATTAGAAGAACAAGAAGAAACAGCTAAGTTTCGATTTGAGTACGCTTTTGAATCGTTAACAGAGAAAGGACAGACCCAATTTCATACTATTTTACCAAATTATGAATAATTTTTGAATTATTTTCATTTAACTATTGACTTTTAAGAAAAAGTCTGATATTCTGTTTTATGAATAGGAGAAATAACAAGTCCTGACAAGCTGTGTGTACGTCCTACAACTGAAACGTTACTACAGCATAGCCTCTCAGACGAGAGGGATTATTTTAAGGGTCTATAGCATAATTGGTTAATGCAGAGAACTCATAATTCTTTGATTTCCAGTTCAAGTCTGGATGGACCCACCAAGTTTTGCAAATGGTCAGTAGCCGAGTTGGTAGCAGGCGACGTACTGTTAATGCGTAGGGAAACCCACCGTAGGTTCGAGTCCTACCTGACCAGCAAATTTCAAAGGCCGTATGATGTAAGGAACAGCATATTTCTCTTCTAAAGAAATCGACTTGGTTTGAATCCAAGTACGGCTGCCAAATGTTTGGGTGTTCTAATAGGCAAGATGCAGGTCTCCAAAACCTTGGGATTATGGTTCGAGTCCATACCCATTCGCCAAAACCACATCAGCGAAATAAAGCAAGTAACGATGTGTATGCTTCACGTTTTGTTCTCCTCTCGACGTGAAGCTATCTCTCTGTATTACATTCTCTCCTCATGTGATATAGAGCTATATGCAGCTAATGGTCTTTCTCCTTGCCGTTGGCTGCATTATTTTCTAAAGGGTTTTTAAATGCTAGTGTGCTGAACTAGCTGGGGCACCAATCGTTCGCTTAGTCGATCGTGTCAAAGGATCAGCGTTTGACTAGAACTCTTCAGAAAATAATTAGAAAAGGTATTTATTATGCCAGCACCAATCGGGAACAAACAGGGACTATCATCTAATCCCCAGAATCGTAATACGAAGGGAATTACTGGACCTCGTGGTAGACGTAGCGAACTTCGTAAACTCCTGAAGAAGCTTTCACAGCTTGAAGATGCTTCCCTTGAGAACATTGAAAAGTCTATCAAAGGTGAAGATGTTCCTAAAGACCAGCTTTCCAGCTCTAAGTGGGTTATTGAAAGGATTGTTTCAACGACTACAGCAGCAGTTGGTGAAGAACAACGTAAGAACGCGATTAAGAAGTCTCTGGAAGAGAATTCAGAAGATACACCTGAAGAAGATAATTCGGAAGGTGTAACTGAGAAACCTGTTCGCTTTTCTCTTCATATGTTGCCCTCAAAGAAAGAAGATTAACGCATCCATAGCACAACAGGCAGTGCAGTAAATTGCAGGTTTTCGGATCGTACCCGAATGGATGCTCCAAACTAGATCGCAAGGTCTGGTATCTACTTGCCTAGTAGAAGCCCGTGGTTCTGGCGGACCACACAATAAATGGCAGATCGGAATTAGACGGTCAGGTGGAGAGATTCCTCAGCCTATGTGAGGAAAGAGTTACGGGTCAGGTCAGAGTGGACGCCGTGACAACTATTCTTAAATTGTTGTACAGAGCACTTTGATAAAGAGTGTTCGATAAAGCAATTTATACCTTATTTAATTACTTCGGAATTTAAAATGTCAAACAAATATTTGGTCCTCGTAACTGGCACTAAAGACAGTCTCGGTTTTGATTTTATGAAGAACGTTGTAGCACTCGCTAATAAAGGTGCTGTTCTTCAAGAAGGTAAAGTTCCTTTCATGCGTTTTCCTCATCAAGCATTCATGTATTTTGAGACTAATGAGCTTATGGAAAATACCCCAGGCTTCCAGTTCCAACGTATCCTTGAAGTGTACACTAAAGATCAACTAGACGCGATGAGTTGGGACGATTTCAAACATGTGCTAAAGCGCGATGTTAACGTAACAGGCAGGAATCGCGATCTTATGACCCGCCAATATCTAAAAGCTGTTGGACAAGAATCCTCCGAAGATTCTGACGAGGATAATAAAGAAAAATAAGAATAAGAGGATGTAATGGCTGATACAATTGAAGTAGTAAGATTAACGGGCGATGATTGGCATGATGTCAGTGTACTAACCAGCATAACTGTAGGCACTGCAATATACATTCAAAGTCAAAGCTCTACTCCTATTCAGATGGCTGTCTCAGCCACAAAACCATCTAAAACATTTAAAGGTATGATTCTTCCTAATGACGCACGTTATCCGGCAACTGTAACTGCTGGAGAGAATAATGTTTGGTTGTATGGTATTGGTCCTGTAAGTATTCAGGAGGCTTAAACAGTGCCTATTATTATTGGAAGACCTAATGGAACATCGGGCGGAAGTGATGGAACTCCTAGTCCAGAACAAGAAGCTCGTTTATCCAGTATTGAATCTGTCAACACACAACAAGACACTAAGCTAGATAGTATCCAAGCTAAAGATACAGAGCAAGATAGTCAACTAACTTCTTTGAATTCTAAAGTTGATGCTGCTGTAGCAACTACAATATCTCAAGCTGAAAGAATCTCAACTCTTGAAGATAACTATGTAGATTACGCTCCTACAATCCAAGATATCCAAACTAAGAACACAGAGCAAGATGGTGCTATCACCTTAGTCAACGGTAAGAATGATGCACAGGATCTTAGGCTTGATGATGCTGAATCTTCCTTAACTTCTCAAGCTTCCAGGTTGACTGCTGCTGAATCAACCCTCGCAACTAAGGCTGATCTTGTAAGCGGGAAGATTCCTCTATCTCAACTTCCAGATCTTCCTGTTGGTCGTAAAGTCTCTGTAGCTGACAAAGCTGAAAGACTTGGCTTGGCTGTTCATCCAGATCTTACAATTGCTTATGAATCTGATACAGCAGATGCTTGGGCTTTGGATGCTGGTGAAGATCCGTCTGTTGAAGCAAACTGGGACAAGCTTGGGAATGCTCAAGCAACAGGCGTACAAAGTTTCAATGGTAGGACAGGGAACGTAGCTCCAACTACAGGTGACTATACAACAGCACAGATCACTACATCAAGTGATAGAGCATTCATCTCTGATGCTGATAGGGTAAGATGGGATAACAAATCTACTCCAGCGTCCGTAGAAGCTGCTGTAAGTGGTTTGAGAACTGAAGTAGACGCCGGTTATATTAAGCTCAATACTCGTGGAGCTGTTAACGGTGTAGCAACTCTTGGTTCAGATGGTAAAGTGCCTACAGCACAACTTCCACCACTTGGACTAACTACTTTACAATCTCAGCGGATTGATCAGATTGAAAGCTTAGCTAGACTAGCAGATGCTAAGGGTGATTCAGCAGCAACGAATATTCTAGCTGTCGATAACAGGCTTACTCAAGTTGATAATGATAGTAAGAGTCGTGATACCACACAGAACAATAGGCTTACAGCCCTAGAGACAGCAAGTGCAAATCATATTCCCACTTCACAGAGGGGAGCTGTTAATGGTGTAGCTCCTTTAAATGCCAGTAGTCAAGTGCCTCTTGTAAACCTTCCAACGTTTATGCCGTCCAGAGCAAGAGCTTGGAGAAACGTGAAGGGTAGTAGAGTTGTTGGAACTTATTATACGGTTAATGGTGGCAATGACTTAACTGTCTTTGTAAGAGCATCAACATCTACTGATGTACAGCGATATCTTCAGATTCTTGTAAGAGAGAATGCATCATCACCTACGTTTGATTTTAGATGTGATGTCTTTGGTGCGGCAGGTAATAGATGGGTCCAATTAACAGTGATTGTTCCATCTGGTTGGCAATACAGTTTAACAAGTACAGGCGGTAGCACAACAGCTAATACTGAGTTTTGGTACGAGTTTAGTTAAGTAGTTTTACATATAGCCTTCTTAGTTGAGGGCTATACAATAAAATTATTCTAAAATAATTAGAAATAAGCTTGCAATTATTATAAGAAGTTTGATATACTTCTTTCTTACGTAGAGAGTATTTCTCTGAAAAGTTTTAGGCTCGCTGTGAAGCGCCCTGTTTATTTAGGACTCGTTGAGAAACGCTCCATTTCATGCCTTGTCGGGATGACACGCACTTTTTAATTTAATTAGAGAGTAAGCATGAGAAAATATAAACTGAAAGACCTAGTTGGAACTAAGATTAAATTCATTACCGTAGTTTCTAGGTTTGAAGAAAAAGAAGACGATACAGCAGATACAGCCCTTTGGAAAGTAACTTGCGAATGTGGCGGGG